ATGGCAAACAAACACTCGGACAACCCCGGATATAGGCGTGACAACCAACTCGAAACCATCCGAGACCGAGCCGAAGACGGTACCCTCGATCGAGAACTTGCCCGCCGACTCATCGAACTTGCCGCCGCCCTCGACGGCGAAAACCCCAAACACAAATACATCGCACCGAACGGCGAGCGCAAAGAATACTCACCCGGCACCATCTACCAATACCTCCACGTACTCGTCCGCTGGCACGATCTCGACGGGATTGACTACCTCAACACCACCGCAAAAGAGATCAACGACCTCGCAGCCGATATGGATACCGGCCTACACCCCGAGAGTCCCGACGGTGGATACAGCCGCCAAACGGTGAACAAATTCCTCTGTGCAGCCAAAGCGTTCTACCACTATCACTCCGACCTCGGTATAGCGCACGGAGAGGTCGATATGTTCAAAAAGGCGAACCGACCCGCCTACGACGACCGGGATATGTTCACCCGCGAGGAGATCAACGCCCTCCGAGACGCTATGCCCGATACCCGCTGGCGGGCGCTCCTCGAAATGATGATCTTCACCGGACAGCGGATTCACGCCATAATGACCCTCCGGATCAAGGACATAGACGTAAACGAGGGAGTCTTCTACCTCAACGACGACGAATACGGGCTAAAAGGGGCCGACAAGCGGGGGTTAAAACGTCCCCTTCTCGGTGCTCGTGCGTACGTCCGAGATTGGCTACAGTATCATCCCCGGAAGGACGACCCCGAAGCGCCCGTCTTCATTGGAGATCCATCTAACGCGCATACCAAATTCGATCAGCCAATGAACACCTCAAGCATCCGCCGGGGCCTTCGCAAAGCTGCTGAAAAAGCGGGTATCAAAAAGGACGTGAAGCCCCACAAAATGCGGCACTACTTCGTCACCGTGATGAAACGAGATCACGGCTTAGACGACGATACGATCAAATTCCTCCTCGGGCACGCGAAGGACAGCAACGTAATGTCCACCACGTACCAGCACATCTCCGCTGATGACTACGTGAAAAGCGCAGAGGCCGCCTTCGGCATTGGAGACGACGATGATGGTAGCCCGGTCGTTCCCGAGCTTTGCCCGACCTGCGGACGCACGCTCAAATCTACCGACAAAGCCTGCTCTAACTGTGGGGAGCTTATCACCCCCGACGCGCAGGCTACCAAGCGGCAGGTGAAGGAGATGATGTTCGACGCCGGAATATCCGGGAATCTCTCAAAAGACGAGCTTAAAGCACTGAAAACCGCACGCGAAAAACTCGACGACGACGAAGCCGAAACGCTGATCGATATTATCGACGGCCTTCAAGCCGACGGGTAAGCCCACGTAGCCACGCTCGGGCGATGTGTGCAAATTCCGTATCGCTCTCAGCTAAAATCTCCAACGACACTCTCAACTCTTCGTCGCTGACGCTGTTCTCAAACGATTCTCGTAGATTAAACTCAGTCGTACTCATATTTCTCTCTCAAGCAAAAACCGTGCCGCAAGCCGCAAGCCGCAGATCCGCAGGTAATTACGCCCGAATCCGCCGACCGTCTTCAGGATACCCAAGCTCTCGATTCGCCGCGTGATACATCTCACTCGCATCAAGCCGTTCACCGTAGGGCGCGTCACCGTCTTCGATCACGCCTTTGGTTAGCTCCATCAGTTGTACTAACTGTCGCGTACTCAGCCGTAGCGAGTGTGTGGGCATACATTTACCTAAGGCAAGGGTGGCGATAGAGATGCCCATACCGGCAATTTCAGTATCTCCGATCAGTAGAAATCCGTCATTCCTGTCTGTCCGGAAAGCGGCTCCGGCTCAGATTCAGGTACCACAACGTTCCCCGGCGGACCAGTCGAGTCGGGACCATACGTTCTCGTTCTAAGGTACGGCCATCGGCACTCGAAACAGGCCCACCAGTCGTCACCTATATCGATGTGTTCTCTCCCGTAAAACCGAATCACATTATCCGTCCCGCCGCACTTCTCGCACGGGGGAAGCTCGATCCCCATAGGGCTACCCGCAAAGCGCCCACCCACAGGCTTGACACGTCACGCAGCCGGATTGTCTCGCCAACGCGGGAGATCCGCAACTCCGGCATCGATCAAGCTCCGAGACGTTCATTCCACGCGCCCCTTTTCGCTCCGCTCAGTCTCGTCAAGCAGATAGGTCAAAATGTCTCTGTGTAGCGGGACATAATCCGGGCGGAAGTTTCGATACGTCAACCCCTCCGTTTCGCCTCGACTTAATGACAGGTGGGGATTGCTCATAACGAAGTGGTGCCCGAGCCCGCTTTGCACAATATATTCAATTGCTGCTCTCTCAATTGCCGGATCAATTCTCTCAAAATTCATATGTCACCTCAGTTTTTTCTCCGAATCGCGCTTATCCGCGACCAGTGAACACACCCACAAGGTCAAGCGGAATCGCCTAATTATTGCTCGCTCCCGCTCGGATTGATTCTCTCCCCGTCTGATCGATTCAGCGTAAGGGTGTCATAGAAAGATTACTGCACCGAATCCGGGAATCGCTCAGTACAAGTTAACCAAATATCGGTCACTCATTGCCAGTATTATCTCCCATCTCCTCATCAAGAAGTACAAACCCAAAGGCGTAGGATATAAATATCAAAAAAATAGCACCAAAAGTGGCTGTCTGGAAGTCTTCTACTGAGAACGTTCCAGTAGCGATAGTAACGCTGGTATAGAAAAGGTATAGACCGATTATTGACTGTATGAGGGTTGGATCGGCCAGTTGAGTAAGTTGCTTCAGTTTAGCCAAAAGGTAAGTCGTTATATCTACCATTGTATTCGTCTGTGCTCAAGATGTAGTTCAAAAGCAGGCTACTAAATGGCTCGTATACCAAAGTGGAAGTAGAAGTATCGTTCCCATCGACTTCCCGGACATCTGGCAGAAGGAACGTGACCGATTCGCAACTCGTTATCGACCGGCTGTTTCAGACGATAATGTGTCTGAAGAAGGGGTTCAACAGAGCCACTAACTCCTGTTTGGTTACGGTGCTCCACTACCGCCAGCGCCGTAACCCCCACTTGAACCAATTCCAAGGCTGACACTAGATCCACCGCCACCAGAACTAGAGTTACTGCTATCACACTTCTCGCACTTCTTCATCTTGGCTAGATCGTCGGGGTTTGATGCCTCAAATCCCCACCCCCTTCCGCATTGGGGACAGACGTACTCGTAGTCAGTTTTTCTCCTCTTTTTGCCCTTTTTCTTTCTGCATTTTTCGCACCGTGACAATTTGTACCGTCCCTTCTTCTCCTCTGATTTTTTTATTTTGTCTCCGTGCTTCTTTCCACAATAAAATGCTTTCTTGGAGAGCATTCCGCTCGATGGTTTGCAAATCTTTTCGCGCTCTTTGTTGCGGCCAAATATCCACCCCATACAATGTGTACTAGTAGAACCTGTTACAAATTATTAGTGTGTTACTGTATGTCAAGGTCAGATGTCTCAATCAAAATTGAGCATCGTCATTTAGAGTTCACATCTATACTCTCACGCCCACGCAGACAGACTACCCTGCGTCTGTCCGGAGATAGCCGCGTTCACGTCAATATCAACCGCCGGGAGAATCCGGCCCATCGGCTTCGTAACGAGTTTCTCGGTCATTTCGGTAACGTCAACACGAATCTCCTCGGGTAATTCCTCGGGATCATCGAAACTCAGCACATCAATCGTGCCGGTCTGATCGAAGTATGCCGGGTGAATCCGAACCCGCATCGGCTTCGACCCCGCCGAGAAATTCGTGTTCATAATTCTATTCGCATTCTCAGCGCCACGGATTGCCTCAGTCTTTACCCCATACGAAGATAGCACCCGCTTGATTCCCTGCGGAATCCCGATATATTCTACGGGAGACGTGCCAACCCGGTCGGCATACTCAGAAACCAACGCCGTGATCTCAGACTTATCCGCCTCCTTGATGATCGCCACCAGCACCTCCTTCATTAAGTCGTTCGTCAGTTGGGCCGTGTCAGAACGATTCGTGTCGAACCCGACGATTTTCGTCTTATCCGTCTCGTGACCGTCCGACCACGTTACCCACATTGCGTACCGCTTCTTCTTTCCCGCTTGGAAGAACGTCTTCGCGTACGACTCAACCTCAAGATCCCACAGGCACTCTCGCTGTCCCATCCCCCACTCCTTCGCAAGTTCGGGGTAGACCATCTCGTTAAGATCGACCGAGATTTCTTTCGCTGCCGCAATCACCGCTTCTCGGTCCCACGACTCCGGGAATTGGACGTAGTTTGAATCGGTATCTCCGTAGACCACCTCGCCGACGCTTTCCTCGTCAATGAACGTCTGAGTCGCCTTGATAACCTCCTGCCCCATCGTCGTAACCGCTTCCGCAGTCGGCTCATCGTACAGGAAGAAGAACACCCACCCCATCACGCCGTAGGCCGAGTTAACGATAGTCTTTCTAACATCATAGGTAACAGAAATTTTCTCGTACTCCTCGCTTGCAGGATCGGCCGCGTGCTTCTTCTCCTTCCACTCGGCCTTGAGATCGATAGCCTCGCTCACCAGTGACGTGAACACGCCCTCCTGATCGAGGCGGAAAGCCGTCCCATTGGGGGCAACAGAGACAGGCACTCGTTCGCCGTCGATCTGCGCGAACGCTTCTCCTGTGTCGACATTCCACTCAAGCGAATCAATATCCACCTCAACCCGAACCTCAGGAGACGCATTAATCTGCGCCATCGTGTAGGGGTACAGCGAAGCCAAGTCCATCCCGACCACATTGCGAGCAAGCCCGTAGAACGGATCGACGACGTGTGCTCCGGTGTACTTCTCGTCTGAGCCACCGTCGAAATCAACGGTCGGCGCGCACACGTTTCGAGCGAACAACTCGCGGCGAACCAGCATCTCGATAAAATTGTGGTTCGCGCTCGTCATATCGAAGTCTACGCCAACGTCCATCCGCAGGGAATTGTTGAATTGGATTACACCCACGGCGTCGTTGATCTCGTTGACCAGTCGAACGTCGTGGTAATTGTATCGCAGCAGTTTGTCGGCGTCGTTGATCCACATTTCGTAGATCCCTTCGCCCGTGTGGTCGAGCTTCTGTTCGCCGACCTCGCGCTCCGCAATCGCGTCAAGTCGGTAACTCGGAAGCTCGCTCCGCTGCGTCCGCTTGTACGCGTGGAGCATATCGTAGACGGTTCGACCACCAATCAACGCAAGCGCACCATTCCGACCGCCCGTGTGAACTTTTGCGTAGCCAGATCGGGAGAGCCGCCGGGAATCAACGCCCTTCTTTTTCATCCGCTTGAGGAGATATGGCGCGTCAAACCGCTCGATGTTCCATCCCGTGATCAGATCACAGTCAACCTCGTGAACATACTCGGCGAAGCTGCGAAGCATATCCCGCTCAGTTGGATAGTAGTTCAGCCGAGTGAGTCCCGCTGGCTTTCCGCCCGGCAGCACCTCGTCGACCGGCCGACCACCGAGATCGATGAACCCAACATATTCGTCGGTCCACGAATCGTGTGCAACGATCGAGAGAATACGCTTCTCGCCAAGCTCCGGAAACGCGCCCCTGTCGTCCGTCTCAATGTCGAAGTTCAGGATTCGCGGCTCGCCCTCAAGATCGATCGGTGTGATCTCCGAATAGTGAACCCGGCGACCCTCGTACTCGATGCCTGAGTAGATCCCGAGATCAATACGGAATCTGTTTTCAAGTCGCACATCAGCGTCGAAGGACCGGTCGAACGAATCAGAAAGCTCACGCACCAACTTCGTGCGGTTGACCGTGATCTTACTCGTGTCGTCACCGTAAATCGACTTGAATCCGTGCTCAACGTCTCGAACGCCGTCAGTCCGAATCAGATCAGTCTCTCGCTCTTTCGCTTCGGCCGTCTCAACGTAAAAGTACGGTAAGAACCCATATACTGCTACACTCTCTTGTTCTGCGTGCTCACCTCTGTTCGATATTCCATACACATTGAGTAGGACTTCATTCCGATTGGAGTCCCACCCAATATCTATGTTGGTTACGTGTAACTGTGTAGTCATATCTGTATGCACTCTCTGTATCTGTCGCCGGAAAATCCGAAATCGCCCGCTATCTACTCTTCAAGCTGAATCTCAGATGCCTTGCTATCGATCTTTGGACTCCCGTGAGCAAGCCCGAAATTCTGTCGCGAATACGCATCGACGCTGTTCTCCCTGAACCATTCTTCTAACTGAACGTTATTGACCTCCGAAACAAATGGAAGGAGATCACCTCCTCCGATCGCACCTGCCATATGATGCTCGATCCGAAGTGGGATCTCAGCGTATGGAAGTTGGTAATAATCGTGGACTGAATCCGTGATCCACCCATCGTCGTCGCGCTCGTTTTTGAACACATCGACGACACACGCCTGATTCGCCGTTGGAGTCATATAGATGGTCGTACCGTACTCACAGCTAACGGTAGCAGCATCCATCCCACCAGAAATATCTACATACCGTATTACTACGTCTGGCTCCCCTGATTCTGAAATTAGAGATTCCGCAAAACCTGAGAGAAGGGGTGCAAGTGGGGGCATTTCAGTGAAACGGCCCCACACTAATTCAGGGACATTGAAGGTAAGTTTCGGATACCCTAATTCCATAGTGGTTAGAATCTCTGTCAATGAATATAACACTTCTCTGCCTCAGTGTGTCACGGATCTTCACTCGACAGCGTGTTCCGAAAACGGCTGCTTATCGGCATCTCGATACGTCGGCCCCGGCCCACCCGGAGTCGCCCAATTGCACGGGCAGATGCCATAGTACGATGATTGCTTTTCAGGTTCCTTACCCCAACAGCAGAGCGGACCTTGCTTGATCGGATAGTCTTCCGGATTTTTGCCAAGCGTCTCAATCTCCGAAATGATACGCTCGATCTCCGCAAGTCGCTCGTCGGAAAGCTCGCCGATCAATAGCTCGTTGAAGCCGGGATAATACCCCGCAATCGCAGCAACGTCATATTGATCTCCGAACAGGAAATTGTAGTATTCTAATTCGAGAAAGATCCCGTCGTCACGATACTTCGGGTCCGGAACCTTCCCGGTCTTGTGATCGATGATTACGACACCATCATCACTGTCAACAGCAGAAAGGCTCGCGGCGTGGAGCACCACGTCGGCGAATCCCATTAGGGGAACGTCGTCGTCCCCACGCCAATCCCAAATCTCTGCTTCAACCTCGATGGGGAGGAACAGCGACTCGTCGCCTTTTCGTCGACACTCTCTGAGGCGGTCAGTCTCGAACGCGAGGAAATTGCTAATGAACGGCTCAGTCCACCGCGCCCACATCGTCACGTCTTCCGGGAGATACGAGATCAGGTCGTCGTCGATTTCACCCTCATCCTCAAAGCGTTCCAAGACATTGAGATAGTAGTTCTCGATCGCAAGGTGAACCTCCGAGCCTCTAATCATCCAATGGTTCGTTGGCTCGCGGATTCCGAGAACGTATTTGATATGGAAGTGCTTGGGATTCTTCGCATACTCCATCACCCTCGATTTCGAGATGTATGCGTGAAGGTTCCCCGTGCGAGCTTGTCGGGTTGATGCCCGATCGAAGTTAGGACTATCTGGTACAGGCATTTTCAGTTGAAGTTATTTTTCCGGCTCTTCAGCCGCTTCTGGTACTCTTTCCAATTCCCACCGATCACACCACGGAACAGCCCGTCATTGTGATACGTCGCCGCGTGCTCCTCTATGGTTGAATTAAAGTGGAAATTACAGTCGGCGCAGTAATTCTTACTCTCCATCGTCTCTCTGTTTCAACTCCGTAACGATCCGTTCGAGTTTCTTGAGGTGGTCCGTCACGTCGTAGGCGTAGACCATTCTCTTCCCATCATCGCCTTCGCCCACCTCAAACTCGATTACCGTGTACTCTCTCGTCGAAGCGTACGCAAGGATCTGAGCAAGCTCCTCCGTGTTGAATCGCATCCCGGCTCACGCCCGGCGGCCGTAACACGTCGAACAGTATTTTCCTCGGTAGCCGCTGCCCGTCCGAACACGGGTTCGACACCCGTTAGTCACGCACTCTCGAACCCGCCCTTGTCGTCGTAGTTGTTTGAACGCCGTTTTCTTGTGGCTCATATCAACAATCACCGTTTCCGTCGTCAGCAAGAGCTAACTCATTCTCTTCGTCGTCAACGAGGTGTGGTAGAACGTCCGCGAGCTTGTGAATCCGTACGTACTCACCGACCGCTTCTCGGTTGTATCGGTGGTCACGAACGAAAACACGGGCGTCGGGGTTCCACCTGTTCACTCTCTCAGGCAAGTACGGCTTGTCGTCAACATACACGTCGTAATCGAGAAACGCCTTCGTCGTATCCGGCCCGACGACCACGAACTTCTCGTAGGGAATCCCGTGGTGTTGAAGCCACTGCTCCTTCCCCTCGGCGACTCCCATATGATCGGGCTGAGAAGTCACAATGTGGATCTCGTGATCCTCTGCGAGCCTCCGAACCGTCTCCACGACCGACTCGTCCATCACCGGTACCTCAAGCGGACGCAGCGTCCACGCGTGCCACATCCCCGAGAGGTACCGCGCCGCGCCGAACGTCTCAAGGCCCCACTCCCACGACTCCACATTCTCGTAGGTCAGCCCGGCCGCGTCGTCACCGATCAGCTCAAACGCGACGACGCCGGTAGCCGCCAGCGTGCTGTCGTGATCAAGTGCAATCTTCATTACTTTGCACCGATCCCCACCCGGTTTGGATCGGTCATTTCTCTATCTTCCATATCCCGAATGTTCGCCGCTGCCATAGCAGCGTACACGCTCTCGTCTTCAGGTGAATCCGCGAGCGCCTCAAACGTCAGCGACTCGCTCAGGAACGTTCCGTTAAATTCCCGAGCGAACTTGTCCATCCGCCGGGTGAACAGCCCGAACGCAATAATGTCTTCAGGCGTCTCAAGGACGATCGGCTCGCCCCGCGCCAGCAGGTGAATGATGTGTCCAATCGCCCGCCAACTGCTTCCATAGTCAGTCGTTTTCGACTCGTATGTCTCAGCACTCAACCGGAGAATCTCAGCAACATCAGCACCGCAGTCAATTTCAGTAGTAGCCATTGTCAAGTTAGTTCGTTCATTCGCTCGTCGTGAAACTCGATCATCTCAGAAAACTTCACGAAGCCTGTAGTCCCCGCAGGAACCCACGCGGACTCGGCCGAGCGTTTGCAGTATATACAGGGAGTTACGTCGGCGAACGCCGGGAACGGTTCTCGAAACACCATCTCGCACTCCGGACAGTAATACCGCTCAGTCCAATCAATCATTAGTAGAATCTCGCACTCTCAACTCGTGGTATCACCCTGTGGCGACCGGAAGACCACAATTCCAAGCCAAATTACCAAGCCCGCCGCGTTTGACAGCGCCGATAACAGAAACCCGAGATCGGCGTAGACAATCGTAAAGGCGAACAGGCAAGCCACAACCGGAACACTGTGTGTGAGCGGGACAGACGATTCAGCATTGAACAACGTCGTCGCCGCTGAGGTATTCATCACCCACCCACACAGAGCTACTATTAGATCCGCCGGAATCAACGCAACTCCGTCAGCGGAATCAGCGACTCCTCTTCGCGTTGGGTCAGTCGACGATATAGCGTGTTGACCAGCACCATTAGATCGATCAGACCCTCGGCGCGCTCACCCTCGCCCTCAGCCGTTAGCTCTTCAACCGCGTGTTCGAGAGCACGCGTCGTATCCACCGACCACGATTTGATCTCGTCCATCGAATCGTGTAGCTGGTAGACCGTTGCCGCGATCTCTTCTACCGTGTACGTCTCCTCTGTAGAGTCAGAATTAGATTCAGATACCATAGAACAGCTCACTCCATATCTTCGCGGGACCCGTTACCCGCATTACCCGGACGGTAGCTGTGCTGTGGAATGTGGTCAATCGCAGGGAATCCCTTTTGACCATCATCAACGCTGCCTCTCGTCTGAGTGAAATACCGGTCGTCCGTCGTAGCCTCAACACGCGAGCCGGTCAGAATCATCCCACAGCGAGGGCACACGTCGTCACCAACTTCGTCGACGTAGCCTTTGTGGATCGTCCCCGTCTCATCGAAGCACTCCGGACAACTCTTAGTCACGAACCGCGTTCGCTTGAGGATACATCCGGTCTTGCTATGTAGGCCCGCCGTCGCCTCAAATTGAAGCGTAAACTCGGGAAGCACCACCAGCAAATCGAGGGAGTCGTCGAATACCTCTGCCCACCCGTCTCCCAACTCGTGAGTCGACGGATCAACAGGGATTTTCTCAACTCGCTTCTCGTCCGGTACATCCCACACGAGATAGTACCGCCCGACAGATACGGGGTAGTCGTAGTCACTACGCATACCCGTCCGAGGAACCTTGCCCATCGACTTACTCCCGCGAGCCGCCGAGTTGGGGTTCAACCATCGCGAAATGAACCGGCGTCAACATCTCTACCGGCTGCCGATCAGACACAATGTGGAACATCGACGACGGCTCAGAGTAGACTCCGATCGAATCCTCATAATCGCCTGAAGGAGTGATCGACCCACCCATAATCACCGGGACACCGTTGATCGGTTCGAGCTTGACTTCGTGGTAATGGCCCCGATACGCCACGTCGAACTTGTGACGGTTCAGCCACAGGCCCCACTTGCTCTTCGACGACGTAGTTCCAATATGGGGGAGTTGTCCGTCGCCGTGACGCAGGTGTCCGCGCCACTTTCCGCCCCGCATCAAGAAGTTCGTAAACTCCGTTGATTCGTTCCGAATGAATTTCACGTTATCCATCGGGCAAACCCGGACGAGCCGGTCGAGAAACCCGAAGACGATCGTGTCAGCGTTGAAGGCTTCACTCGTATTCTTCGCCCGGATCTCGCCGTGATTGCCCGGCTGACATACCACCTGCACTGACGGAAAGGCGGACGAGCAAGACAGAATCACCTCATACAGTAATTCAACTGCCGTATCGATCTGCTGGTCAGCCGTCGCACACACCTCGTAGGCGTGGTTTTCGTAGATCCCCTCGCCATCAACCGTGTCGCCACCGAGGAGAATGTGAATCGTATCGAAGCGGTACCCCGCCACCTCCATCTTCTCCTTGAAGGCGAATAGCTCCGAGAGCGTCTCTCGAACACGCGAGACGGCAATATCGAGATTAAACGTCTCAACACCAAACTCGTCGTGGTTTAGCTGTCCAATGTGGAGATCAGTAAAATGAACCACCATATCGTAGCTGCCGGGCCTGTACGCAAGTCCCCCGTCGGGCACCGCAGGCTCAGTCTCCGCAAGTATCGTGTTGATTCTCGTCTTCAGATCGAACAGGTGATCATTGACCCGCCGGGTCGCCTCTCCTTTCGATCCCGTCGGAACCATATTGATATTCGTCGGGTGAGCGTCAACAGGAATGTACAGCCCATCCCGGTTCACAATCTCGTAACCACGTTCTTCAATCGAAGACAGGTGGTCACGAACCGTGCTCTCAGTTATATCCAAATCTTCAGCAACTTCAGAAACGGTCGCAGGAAGACAGTTCAGCACCTCTTGTTGTCGAATACTAAGTCCGTTCATTAGGTAGGTCCGCAGGTCCGCACAGTCCGCAAAATCCGCAATATCTCGTTGTACCGCAGGTAGTCAGGGAAGGAACTCGGGGGATCGAGATTTCAACTTCCGAAGGCTAACCGGATAGTCAGCACCCCAAGCAAGGATCTCCGCAATTCGGCTGCGTGTAAACTGCTTGTCGTAGCGTGGAATACCCTCGAAGTAGCGCAGAATAAGATCCACCGGGACACGGTGGAGCACTAATTCGATGATAACCGCAAATTCAAAGAAATGCGATTGATCGCCGTGGTCAAATGCGTCTTTCCGCTCTCGGTATTCCCACATACCGGGTCTTCGGGATAATATCTGTTCAACAGAATTAGTCACTCCGTGGAACGTAATCGATTCATCAGCGTTCCGTTCGTACTCACTCAACGTTGTCGGCGCTCTCTCAAACACGAACGTTCTGGCACCAACAGAAGCAGACGAACGTTCAGCCGCCTGATCAACACACGCGCTCAGGCGAGTCGACGTGGTACTGCTCGGAACCCGGAGTGCCTCGTCGGGAAGTGGGCGAGGGGATTGAGTCAGCCGGATGTACTCGCCCGGCGTTAATCCCACCAACTCCTCGGGCGACACAGCCACACAGTATCTCGACTCACCGAAATTCCGGGTCGCCTTCTCGTGAACAGTGTTCGGAAGCCGTGTCAGCCGTCCTAAGTCCGACGAATCAACGTCAAGATACTCGTCGACAGAATATCCAAGCACTGTCTCAAGATCCTCAATGTATTCCGAGACGAACGTTCGCAATCCCATCTTGTAATCATCTTGAGATCCAAGATCGGGTCGCAGCGGCGGAAAGTCGAGAAACATATGCACGCCCTTGTGTCCCGATAAGGAGAACCGAACGTACTGCTCCTTTCCGGCTGCGATCAACGCCTCAGCTACGTCGCTTAAGATAGCGAGCAACGGCTTCATATCGGCATACCACGCGAGGAGATCCGCGTCTTCAGGTCCACTCGGTCGTCCGTAGGCACCGTCCGACGGAATGTCCCAATCGAAGAATAGCGTGTCAATATGCGGAATTTCCTCGCTCTTCGTATGTCCGCGTGGGAAGCTGTACACAGAGACATACCCCGGCCCAAATCCACTGATCGGAACCAGCGTATCAATTATTTTCTCTGCGTCATTCGCCCATACCTGCTTTCGAGAACACCGTCTCGGGTAGGTCGAACACCACGTAGAAAGCGCGTCATCAATATCTGAATCCGGTTTCTGTACACTCACCATCATCTTAGGTCAACGTCCCTTGTGCTTTCGTCCCGGTCGATTCGGCCGCCAAGGACCCGTCATTCTTCTCCTCTTCTGAATCGCCTGAATCCGAACTACCCCACATCGGGGTACTCAGCGCCTCATCAAGCTCTTTCGTCGCATCCGCAAGCTCACCATCGAACGAGCTATCCTCGCGGATTACAACCGACTCACCCGTGATCGGGTGGATCGAAGTCGGATTCTGACAGAAGCGCCGAACGTACTCCTCAGCCGTCTCCTCGTCAAGCGCAGCACGAGCGTTCTCGATCCCTGCTTCGATCACCTCGTTCCAATCAAGAGACGTAGAGTGATCGATCTGTGCGGCGAACATTCCTGTGTAGTACGTGTTCGGCGTCGTACTCGGATCTTCATTCACGAACCCGTTATCACACAGGCTGTCAAGTCGTCGAGCAACGTCACGAGTGCTGATATTCAGCCCCGCCCCGCTGTCCGGGTCTGCGAGAAGCTGGCGAATCTCAGCCTTCGAGAACGCAGACTTGCGCTCTCGAAGCAGCGTGATAATCGCCACATCCTCTTTCGAGACGTTCAGCGACGACATAATCATCTTCTCGCCGAAGATTTTCATAGCGAGCCACACGTCTTCCGGGGCGACCACGAGGACCGGCTTTCCGTCCGAATCGAAGAACTTGATCCGCTCCTCGTTGTTGATCAGCGCCATACTGTGAATGAATCGCTTGAGCTTCCCGAAATCGCGGCGAGCCTCCGGGAACAACGTCGGGAGAACCTTATTCCGCGTCATCTCCGGAGAAAGCGGATTTAGGAACGACCCACCCTGTGCGTCAAAGGTCGACGCAAAGCGCATAATCCGAGCCGAATACTCCCGAACCTCCTGTGCTCGGCTCTCGTCCAACTCAGGCTCATACAGCCCGGCGTCGTCGAGTGCCTCTCGTTCAAGGATTTTCTCAGTAAGCCCCTGCGAAGCGTCCGTGAACAGTTGCACTGAACGGTTCTTGATCTCGGCATAGTCAGCAACGTTGAATTTCTCGTTGTCAGTCGCCGCGACCATAATGTCCGTCCGCCCCGGATTCAGGAGCTTGTTCTTCACATCTTCGACCGTCACGTCCGTCACCGTGTGATCAGCGGGCTTTCGGTCCCCAATGGCCTTCGCAATCCCCTCGTGCGCTTCGGGAAGCTCAGTCAGATCGGGCCAAATGTGAATCGGGTGAGCGTTCCACCGCGCCTCATCGTAGAATAATGCGACTGGCGAGGTAGACGTGCTCACCTCGTAGAACAATTCCTTCGGGTACGCTTTCTGAACCGTCTCTAAGAGGTTAGTCTTCCCCGTCGAAGACATACCCATCAAGAGGACCAAGCCGCCGTTAGGGAGCAACGTGTACAGACTGAGGGCAAGTTCCTCCTCGCCCACAATCCCCGAATCCTTGAGATACAGAAGAACCTCGTGTAGTGACGGAGTATCCTTCTCCCCCATTTACTCCTCAGTTTTTAGCTCAGTGAGAACCTCAGCAAGTCGCCGTTCGACGTTTGCACGAGACTCCCAAAATGCCTCTTCGACCGCCTGCTCGATCTCGTCGGGAGAGTCACTCCCATCAAACTCAAGCGTGACCGTCTCGTGAACCTCCACGGGTTCAAATCTGTCCGCCTGTACCTTCCGGCTGTACCCTGTCGTTTTCGTGATTTTCACCATATCAGACCACTCTCTTTCTCTCTTTGCGGCCCCCAACGGGCCAAACTACGCAGCGGAATCGAACCGCCGAAATCCAATCGTAGCAAATCCTCGTCGGTAATCAGAAAGGTGGGCGAGTCAGGCCCACCAGCAGCCAAATGAGTCAGAACAAATCAAATCCCCTACAGTCAAAGGGGAAACTCAGGAGCGGGAGTTGAACCCGCGACGTATCAGGATTATCCCCGACGTGAGAATCAGACACTCGCTCTCTTCGGGCGAGCCGCGTAAGCCACACTCGCTTCCCTGAGTTGGTTTCGCTGTCCCCTTTCGGGTGAACAACTACTCCCCCAAATCAGCCCCTTACGGGGCACGCTGTGGTCGGGAGTCGGACCCGACGAACACCACACACAGCGACCGCCGTGGCTCTCAAAAATAGAGAGGTCCGCAAAAAGGAATATAGATTGAAGTCGAACCACGGCTACCAGACAGCAGAACGCGGCACACAGGCCGCACGTCTCGGAGAGGACTCGAACCTCTGATCTCCTCGTTAACAGCGAGGCGCATTACCAACTCTGCTACCGAGACAAACCGAAACCGAACACCAGCGAAATAGGGAGAGAGTAGCTATCCGAGAATCGCGTCGACGACGGCGGACTCACCACCGAAGGCGTCAACCGCATCCTCAGACAGATCGTGACCCGCCGCGTTCACCAGCGAGGTGAGCTGTGCGAGAATCTGATCCTCGTCGTCAACCTGAAGGTCGATCATCGTGGTCACAAACTCGTCAACAGCGGCGGAGGACGGCTCCTCAGCGGGTGCCTCTGCAACAACGTCCGTCGCACCGCCGTCGGTCGCAGGGATCGCAGCCTCTTGACCGACAACCACGTCAATCTCGTCGTCCGAGACGCCCGGCAAGAAGGTTTGTCCGTAGCCCTCCTTGATAATCACTTCGCCAGACTCCATATCGATCACTTGCGGCATTTGGAACGGGTTTCCGCGTCCGTCCTGCGGCTCCTGAAGGTACTTGATGTAGATAACTTCGCGGCCCTCAAGCTCTGGTCGCAGCGTGACCTCCGAGTTGAGCCAGTTGTAAATGTCGTCCGTGCTCAGGACCATCTCGTCGGGGTTCGATGCCAGCGTCTTGACGAGCGCCCGCGAGAATCCCTTTGGCTTCACCGAACCGCCCTCGAACGTAATCATATCTCCAATCTCGTACTCCTCGCCGCTCGGCTCCTCCCCATCAGGGACAAGCCGGGCTGCGACAAGCGAGTACGTGTTCACGCCCTGCGGGTGTCGGAAGTCGTACTCCTCGGGAGCGTCCGCAGCAGTGTAGCCCTCCGGAAGATCATTCTCAAACTCAGTCCATCCGAATACCTTGAGGTAGCCAGAGTCAACCTCGCGCATCAGAACGCCCTCAACGAGCACTGCATCGTCGAGAAGCAGCCCGACGCTCTCGCCGTAGTCACCACCAGCGTACACCAGCCGAGAAAGCCGCCCGCGAATCGCCACGTTCGCGTCTGTCTTGACCACTGCGCTGTCTTTTTCGTTGCCGTTACCACTGTTTCCGAACTTGTTTCCGTAGGACATTTTGCTATATTTCTTTGTTGTCGTCCGCAGAGAAATCAGAGAGATAGAAACCACTCAACCGGTGGCGTAACACAGGTAGATGCGGCGCACATAGCCGCAAGCAGCGTACCGGAATCGAACCGGCAACTCACGCTATACCAATCGCTGCTCCGAATAGAATTTTAGAAATTACAAGGACTCCGGGGCGTCGTTGTGACTACCCTTTCTCCTCACTAATTAGAGGTGCTGAGAGTTTATAACCTTGCCGCTAATTCAGTGACTACCTCGGTGGGTTCTCATCCGTTGATGCATAAAATTAACCGCAACAGATATGCAGTTTTGCAGCGAATGAGAGCCTATGGCAGAATACGAGAGAGTCTCAACATCTCTTGAAGAGATCAAGAAGTGTCCCTACTGTGGAGAGGAACACTTCGCCCGCTCTCTCTACGGGCACGTTGCCTTTTCCGCCGATGACGACCACGGCCCACGAGGGTCCGTTCCCGACGGCTTCCGCGTCTCTGAAACCGAGACGGTCGGGGTCAAACCGATCAGTAAGCGTGTTCGGGGAAGGTCTGATGAAGTGTACCGCTGTAAGCACTGTGGGGGCGACTTCAAAGGCAAAGCGGGATTGGAAACCCACCTCGGTATGCTCAAAGGCGACTCTCAGCACCCCGAGAGCGCCACTGCTGACACTGCCGGGATTTGGGTTCCGCAGAAGGTCGCTGATCCCGAACCTGATACCGAAGATGCCGCCGCTGCCTTCCAAGCGCATATGGGTAGCCTGTCTGATCACGGCGAAAAGGGGGCGGCAGAGGGGGTCCCGGTCGCCGTTCTTGAGGATCTCCTTGACGAGTACCGCCAACGCGAACAGCAGGGCGCGGGGTTCGTCACCGCCGCTCGGATGTTAGACGAGTTGCTTGAAGAATATCGAGATGGGCAGATCAGGCTGACTCCTCTTTAAACTCCTCAATGAAGTAGTCCTGCGTGTATTTTCGATTGGACATATTCACCGACGGCATTTGCTCAACGTATCCCATCAACTCGATCAGGCCGTCTTCGGATGTATGCTCACCCGCCTCAATCCGGGGGATGATCTCTTCAGCGAGTATCTCCACGTCGAGCGCCTTTGTTCGGACAAATGGTCGAAGCGTCTCGATCAAGAGCTTCAAATCATCGATCTTTCCGACGGTCAGCGACGACTCGCCTTCAACCGACACCTCAACACCCTGATCTTCCGCCCAATTCGCAAAGTCGACTAATGCCTCCTGCTGGCGGTGATTCATCTTGAAAAATGCCGCGAACGCGTAGCCAGATTTGTAATTGGTGTCCTTGTGTACCTGTACCGAGAACGATCCGGCACCGTCGACCAAACCGGCCATATATGCTTTCACCAATTCTTCTACACTGTACTTTCTGTCATCCATAATCTGATCCATCGGGGGTATCATTTTTAGTTGTGTTGGGACTCTCACCGGCAACGTTATCTCCTCTAACCGTGTCTAATTAGTGAAGAGAAGTAAGCGGGTTATAGCTTCTCAAGCGTTGTACCGTCCATTTGAGTGTGTATTCTAATGTGTGTTAGATAGATCAATCTCATCAATATGATGTTCCCACTAAGAGGTACTATCTGATCTTAGTGGTAGAATCTCTACTTCTAACATTGTCGTAGTAAAATCTCTACTCCTACCATTGTAGTGGTTACATTACCTCCTTGCTGTCCACTTTCCGATTAACCTCTACTACTTCTATCATAGAGAGGTAGAATCTCTACTTCTAACATCCTATCTTATACATTATATCTATGTCTCACCTTGTCACGGTTCTCTCTCGCCCTCTCTTCTGTGATTCTCTATGTTCGACGAAAACGAAGAAGAGCCAACGATTACCCCCGATGGGGATAATGCTACGAAATTTCACCCGGACGAAGCTCACGAATCCGCGCAGAGCCACTACCGGGTTCTCGCCCGATACAACTCGGGTATCTACACTCGTGGTCGCACCGACCAAGAAAAGATCCGCCGCATCGACAACCTCGCGGTTTTCGACGCGATTGCGGGCCAGCTTGAACTAACCGATTGGCAGAAGCGATACGGCCGCTCCGTGGTCGATAATCTCAATCTTCGAGAGATCGGGCACCCTGTTGAGGCCGTCGTCTTCGCCGTCTGTGCACTGACCGTTCGCCGTGACCGGCGCTACTACAATCCCGACCGCTCAGACGAGAACAATGACTCTGAATTTCTCAGGCTCAAGGCCGAACTTGATCTGAGCGACAAAAAGATTCGATCGCTGATTCATCGGCTGATCCCGCTGTTCCCGGAGTGGGTCAACAATGAATGATCCGCTCGTCATTGTCGTAGACACTCGGGAGCAGACCCCGTGGAAATTTGATGGATACCCCGTCCGGGTTAAACGAGCGAAATTGGATACCGGCGACTACTCTGTTCACGGGTTTGAGGATATATTTGCTATTGAACGGAAATCACTCGACGATCTCGTGAACACAACCGTCAACGGTCGCGACCGATTCCAAGACGAGCTGATCCGAGGGAATAAGCTCGCCGAATTTGACGTGTATATCGAATCCTCAAAGGCCGATCTGAAAGCCGGGAACTACTACTCCCAAGCGCATCCCAACTCGATCATTGGGTCAATCAACGCGTGGGAGCGGACCCATAGTGCTGATTTCTACTTTACCGGGAGCCGGGACGCCGCCGAAGCACGGGCGTACAGCCAACTGTTCGCGTGGTCGAACAAGTATTCTCACCTGTTTGTCTGATCGTCAGTATATTCGCCCTGTATCTCTGAGAATCGTTCAAGACAGAATCTATATCGATTGATATTAATAGTATTTCTCGCCACATCGAATGCACCCGATCGTTTTTTGATGATATGCACTTTACGAACATAGGGGATATCCTATCTATGCAGTTAGACTACATCGGTGTGGGTTTACTCGGTATGGCTCTCGGCATAATAGGGAAGACGATTTTGAAAAGACTCTCGAATGATTTGTACGATGCCATTTCAGATGTGTTTTCTGAAAAGAGATTATCGGATGAGGAATTACTCTACCGAACCCGAGAAATTCAACGCGATATCCGACATTTAATCCAAGACTTTGAACCCGAGAGTGTAGATCTGGATGTCGCGTTAATGTTGGATGATCGATCCAAACAAGAAAACTACAAGGAACACATCCGACAAACAGAGGAAGAAGAAAAACAAAGGAAAGCGTTATCTAACGAATACAAGAGAGATTTTGGGAGTGACGTTGAATTGATAATAAGCGAGTATAAGATTCGGGGATATGACGTAGAAACTCTCGAACGCTATCACCGAAACCCCGTGAATCCGATTAGTATGAGATTGGTAACGAACGAATTGGACCAGTTGAAAGCTTCTCTCGAACGAGATACCGATCCGTCTACCTCACCATAGAAGATGATGCTGACTCCTAAGCCGACGCCCCTCTTCTAAGCTGAGAGGTATTTCCATAAGCAAACGCGCTCTGATGGTTGATTCACCAAAAGAAAAGAGGAATCAATAGTAACGAACCACTCAGTACAGGTAAATGATTAACTGGTGAGAAAAATAGGATAAGATATGGACATTAGCACGGTGTGGAATTTTATCACAAATATGATTGCTCCAACAAGAGTCCACTATCTCGTTTTAATTGTCTACGTTATTGCATTAACATCACTAATCGAAACAGGGACAGTCACACAGTCTGCAATAATGGAGTTAACTGGATGGGTGTTTGTCCTGTTGTTCTTTTTGGGGCCAATCCAGAATTTTGCCTCCGGAGAATCTTCCAAGGATACTGATAGCGAAAATGAAACAAGTGACTCAACGGGTACTGAATAAGATTTTCACCCACCGATTAGCTCTAAATGAGCTAGCAGTGAGGCACAAACACTTAGTCGATCTTAGGATATGAAGGGGTAAAGATGAATCAAATTTTACTCACTGGCTCGGTGGTCTTGGCCTCGTTTCTTGGTGGTTTATTTGCTGTCTTGATTGGTCAGTTTCTCACCTATTACAGAGAGCAGAAACAGAGCATCGAAGAGCTACACCTGAAAATCAAAGCCGTTCGTAATCTTGAATCATATAATACTCCCTACTCGCCCGCCGATGAAGATCTGAATCAATTGGTTGATGACTTACAGAGACTTTTTCTTGAAAACGAATGGTGGATGGACCCCGAAATGAAACATAATGTTTCTGGTGTGATTCGGTCTATCCAACACATATTACGCAATCGAAAAAATATCCGAAGAGGAAGTAAGGAACTGGATTCTAACATAGGTCCCGATGAGCTTCTTGATTACCGCAAAGATGCGGATCGCTTGAACGAATATATTGAGGAACAAACGGATCAACTTGAACGTGTACCAATGAGACGGTTTATTCCCCGCTATCTTGGATACCATTGAAGATGAGCGGTGGATTTGCGATTTTTCTGGACTTCTATAGCTTCTTAGTCTATCGAAATATCAAGTGGTTCGGAAGATACACAAGCAGAGTTCAAGGGTGATTCGGCTGTGCGATCGTGAAATAAACACCGTGGCAACTCTTCTTTGATACCCTGACTACTTTCCATACGCTCTCGGAGACGGACACCCCCACTTGTTCTGAGCCATAAACTGCTCTGCAATCACGATAGATTTGAGGCTCCCATCCTTCCCGAGATTGCCTTTCACAAGGTACGAGTCGGTCCCGTAGACCGAGGTGAAAAGAACGCGGTAGTGCCCCCGCTGCTCATCGAGATCGGCTATCACTCGGTACGGGCTGTCCTTATATTGGTACTTGACAAACCCCGGGTAGTCGGCTACCTTATGCCACCCTCCAAGGTACTCGTCAGGAACACCGGACCACATTACTCCTCTCGCATAACCCACGTCAGCGCGTCGATCATCCCTTGATGCTTGTGCCGAAGACGATCTGCCTCCGGGCCGATCCCGTAGTCTGTGTATCCCCACAACTCGTCTATTCGATCCTGAATTACCACTTTACTCTTCATTCTCCATCATCACCTGCTGAATCGACTGTCGCTTGTTTCGCTCAGTCACGGCCGGATCTTTGAACATATCCGTCTCGCCGTTCACCCACCGAACGACTGTTGGAATGAACAGATCCGCCCAATCTGTGTACGCTAACACGTCGTAGTGAACGCCCTCCTCAATGTCGGATCGTTGCATCGGGTGAAGACCAGCCCGTTTTGCGTTCGTTACTCGCCCCGCTATGCTCACCTCACACCCGGTTTCCTCTGAATCAGTCATTTCTCTCACCGAACCCCGCCGGAAAGCCGGAATCGCTCGCCAAGCAGGGGAAGCTCGTTCTCTTTCGGTTCTCGAACCACTCCAAGAATATCGTCGGGTGAGACGTACACGCCCTTGTCTCCCGACTGAATGTGAATCCGCTTCGAGCCAACTGATCTGATCGTTCCGTCAGCCACGTTGCTGTCGTACTCAAATCGGACAAGTAAACCCGGTCGCAGTTCTATTTTCTTAGTCATAGACTTCCCCGCAGTGCTCGCACCGGCTTGCCCACTTGCTCATCTCCTGCGCGCAGGTCGCACACAGCACAGGCTCCTCGTAGTCGTCGTCTTCGTTCTCAGGGTGTTTCACAGTCCAACCTCGAAATACGCGCTTCCGAAGCCCTCGTTATCACCGGGGAAGAACCCAAGCTCCCACGGGAGATCGTACCAGTCGTTATCGTACTCCGGGGGATGCCAATATGATCCTCGCGAAACCCGGTAGCTCACCGGAAACTCAAGCTCTCCGCCGAAGACAACTCCCCATCCTCGTTCCGTATCTATGATCGTCTCGACGAAATCATACTTGTCGCGTAGATCGTAGATATACGGGAGATCATCAGCCTCCCCACCGTCGGGGATCATCGTCTTGTACTCGTCACTTTTCATTACTTCCGGAGCGAGATTGAAGGCCATATCAGCCAGCGTTTCGAGCGGAATTTCTACCGTCTCACTCTCTCTTTCACATTCCATTTCAAACACTCTCTCCCCACAATGGGGACACGCCGTCGGGGAATCGAACCCCTGAAAATACCACTCAGCGTTACCGAGTCCGCTGCTCTGCGTTCGCTAAAAACTCAGCCAGCACCTTTGCGCTCTCCTCAACCATACGCCGGTCGTAATCAGACAGCAGCCCGCTCTCGTTCAACCGCGTTGCCTCTCCGATAACCAGTTGTAGTGACTCTCTGTAGTGCATTTATCTCTCTCTGTTCAACCAATCGCACACGTCCTCAGGGTTGTATGAGATCAGCTCGTCGACGTTCTCAAGGAACGCTTCTTCCGGGAAGTCGTGATTGTACGCATACGCTGACGGAGTGTAGGACTCAACCAACTTCTCCGCTTCATTGAACGCCATAAGCTCGCCCGACGTATCCCGCTTGAACAGAAAGCCGTCAATCTCGAAGCTCGCCGGGGAAACCTGAAATCCGTCGAACAGTGCGAACACCTCCGGGTACTCCCGCCACAGCGAAAGGATCTCAGAGATTGCAGGCTGAAGGTCTGTCACGACACAGGCATACGCAAGCTCTCGAAGCGTCGAGCGCGGATCTGAAAGGTGAAGATACATCTCAACATCGTCTTCGGTCGCGTCTGAGAAGTGAGCTACAAGCCCCCAAAATGCGGGGTAATTGTACGTCAACTCGTCATAGCACTCAACCGAGTAGTGAATCCGATCAAACACCTCCTCCTCAAGCTCCTCAACGTCGCCAGACCACCGACGCCGCCCGTCCGGGCGATACGACAGATTCTCGATCGTCTCACGGATCTCGTCGTATGCCCGACCCTTGATGTATCTGTGATAGTCGCTCTGCGTCTGAATGGTAGGCACGTCACTCATTGTCTCGCTCCATTAGAAGGCCGTATTTCGTTCCCGCCCGCCGTCGACGACGCAGCGCCGCTTTCTTCTCCTCGCTCGCTTTCCGCCCCGCCGCTTCAATCTCCACAAGCTGTTCCGCACTCAGACTCTCTTTTACTGTCGTCATTTTCACTCTCCGTACTATAGACACACACCAATCAGCGCCACTCGCAGCACGACAAGAAGCGCCGCGAACGCCAGAGAAAATGAGATCCCGACGGCAACCTCTCGGGAATACAGCGCCACCTTAGAACCCCGCGTACGCCGGAGCCGCCCGAGCGTCTAAGAATCCCTCAAGCATATCCACGTCGTCCGGGTGAGCATAGATCGAGATCGACAGCGAGCAAACGTTAGTCGTCTTCCCGAACTTGACGACGACCGGATAATCAAGCTCGCCGTTTTCGTGACCCTCTCCCCGAGTCAGCGAATTGATCCGCTCCGAGAGATCCGAGCGTTCCATCGAGGAGTGCCAGCCGCCCGCAACGCTGACGTATCCCACGTCGTCCAAGTTCCGGCTGACAACCGCCCGGACAAGATCATCATATTCGCCGGTCGATTCGTGCCAACTCTCAGAAATCACGCCGTCAAGGTGATTGTATTGGACTTTGCCAGCGTGACCGACCACAGAAATATTATCCGAATATTCCCACATCGAATCTCGGTGAACAAGCTCAAACGGCGGATCTCGCGCGTCGTCGTCGTCAGCCCAAAACAGGTAATCGCCGTCGACAAACTCGAACGCGTCTTCGTAGTACGAATGTCCGAAATCGTCGATCCACGTAAAGCGGTCCTTCCCCTTCGGAATCAGCCAAAACACGTCGTCGCCGCCGCTATCGCGAACGCTAAACGCCTCATCAAGCCGATCCATCCATTCACGGGGATTCTCAACCGCCTCAACGACCCGCTTCGGGATCTCGATCTCATCAAGTTGGAACCCGAGCGGCGCGAAATCCATAGCCTCTCGAAGCGATAGCTCGCACTCGCCGACAAACCACGCCGTCGGTCCCACGTCGATGAGTAGATCAAATTCGTGTGGGTATTCCGCGAGATTGACCGACTCGATCTTACCGACTTCGAGATCCGCAGCCAGATAATTGAGATACCGCAGCGGTCGCGCGTCGTCGTCGTCAGCGATTAGCTCAACCGCGTCAGCCCGCGACAGCCCGAAAACCTCTCTCGCCGCCCGGCGCAGCCCGAGAATTTCGTCGTCAATCGCTCCACCATCAAATCGGAGTTGCTTGGTTTCAGACATTATACACTCTCTCCCCACAGTGGGGAAACCCGCCCCCGGAGTTGAACCGAGGATTACCTACCCGACGGGGTTACTGCTCAACCGCTGCCATTTCTGACAGCAGTGTCTCATTCCGACCACCAAGCTCGTACGCGACAGCAGCCAGATCACGCTTTAGACCGTCGTACGACTCAGCGGTGAACGTCCGACCCTCCTTCTCAGCGCGCCACGACTCACGCCGCAGCCCGCTCCGAATATTGAACACGTCGCTCAAGCTCAATTGAAGCTCAACGTTTCCAACGCTCAACGTTGCATATTTGGGCGTCTCAATCTGTGCGTCGTCACTGCTTACGGCTGCATTTACAGACATTCTACACTCTCCCCGGATAATCCGGGAGTCCCTACCCTAACGGTGAGATTAGGTTACGAAATTTCGCAGGGAATTACCGATTCAGCGACAGATCAAACGTCATATCCGACTCAATCCACGCCGTCGCCTCTCGCCCCGTCTCAGCCAGCAGAAACGTGTGTTTGAACCCATCGAACAACTCGTACTCGTGGACCTCTCCCGGAACGTGGAATATCTCAGTCATAGCACAGCCTCAAATTCTACACCACAATCCTCGCAGTAGCCCGACGCCCGGCACACCGTCATACCGATCTTCGGTGATTCAAACTCAACTGTATGCGTGTGCTCGCACTCCTCGCGGTACTCATAGACCGCTTCAACCGCTGCTTCAATAGCGTCCTGCTCAGCCCAAAACAGCTCTTCGTCGATCAACTCGCGGGCCTTTTCGCTGTCGATCGTCCGGTTTTCGTTCGCAGGGTGCGGGTACTCGCCCGGCTCTCCCTCAATGATAGCGACAAGCTCAGACGGCGTAAACGGCACCGTCGTATCGATCTCGACGTAATTGAATCGAATGTCGTCGTTGTCGAACCCGACGAAAACCTCTCCTCTTATTCGAGTCCCGCCACCGGTCGCATTACGAATTTCGAGCGATTCGCGCCGTCCCGGTCCCCACGGGCCAGACTCCCACGCAGGGGAATACAGCCATTTCTCCATACCCGCAACCTTCCCCTTCCGATCGAACGTTTTGAAACCGACATACGGGAATGGTGCGTGAACGTCGCGGGGATTCATCGTAATATCTCGAAGCCCCCACCGATTCAACCGAACCATACGCTCGAAATCAGGGCTGTTCATATGCACCCTGTAGCTGTAGTTCCGACCGTTCGGCGTTCCCCACTCAGTCTCCGGGTAGTCGTGTCTCGTCATTTTTCTCTCTCAATTTTAGGCCGCAAGCTCATCCGGGCTGTACTCAAGGCCGCGAGATCCGCAGATCAATCCGCAGATTGCACACCGAGATTGGTAGCCAAAAGACGGTTCGCCGCAGTTTTCGCAGATGTATCTGTTTTGCACTTGTCTATTTCCTTAGATGATAAGCGTCCCTTCCGGGAGGATATTCGTGTCAAGCCGTCGGAGGCACACACCGCAAGAGCCACCGGGATATTCAAACTCGTCAAATCCGGAGATTACACCAACGCCGAAGCCTCGACCGTCCGTGATCGTTCGGCCGTCGTCGTCGTAGGCCGGAAAATGATCCATCTTGTACGTGTCGCCGTCGGCCGTCGTTACGTCGATCTCCGCCGCACACGCAGGGCAATACGTCTCTCCATCGTACGCATATCCCGCACAGCGCCCCGGCACAATTCCACCGTCAATTCCGTACGTTCGCCGCGTCGTCTCCGCTCTCTCAATTTCAGACATTACAAACACTCTCTCCCCAACGAAGGGGAAGCTCGTACCCCGGAATCGAACCGGGGATAATCTACCAAGAACGAGCGGACGGGAGGAACCCCAAAACTATGTCTTACCGACCTATCTTTTCGGTCGGAAACGTCGCTGGGGAATCGAACCCCGGCTACTCACCAGCCGACGTACTCAACTCACTGTCGGAATTACACGACAACCACCGGATCTTCAGCGCGGAATCCCACGACAAAATCAGGCCAATCCTCACATTTCTGCAACTTGATAGCTAGCGCAGTGTGCTTCGCTCGCGTGTGCTCATCGTACTCCCGGACATAGAGCGCAAACGGATTTGTCATTCTAACTGCGCCTTGGCCTGATTCCAAATGTACTGCTCAAGATTGTCGAATCGGTCTTTGTAACCCCCCTCGTGATTATGATACGCTTTTGCGTGATCTAACGCCGTAAACAACGCATCGACCGTAACGCCGTCTTCTTCGACCGCTTGCGCGCTCAATGGTAACTCGAACGTGATCGTCTCTGTCATTATTTCACCTGCTCAAGCGCCCGCCCGATCTCGGCCGGTGCGTCGTCCCATCGAACCCACGATTCTAACACCTCTTTGACAGTCGAACAATCCTCGGCCGCCCGCTGCTCCGCACACGCTAACACCTCGTCGACACGCAGCAGCAGCTCAACATATCCATCTGACCAGTCGATCTCCCATTGTTGCCCGTCGATCTCGACGTATCGCTCATCGCGGTAGTGTGGGTCGTGGACGAAATACGCGTCAATGTTCGGATTACCGTATGCAATCTCTTTTTCAATCGTCAGCTCGCCCGACAGCTTAACCGACACTCTCGAATCCCGGTTTTCGCCCGCTCCTGCCTTCTTCACAGCAATACCACCGACTTCAGCGTATAACGTAGCCATTTTACTCTCTCCTGATTACTCGAATTGCCACACTCACCAGACGCGCCCGCCCGGATCGATCCGGCCGAATCGCAGCCTGTTTTCGCTGCCACTTTTTGCCCGCCTCCGCCCGCATATCCTGATTGATCTGATCGATCGTAGCCATATCAGACAGCTTCTCCCGTATCGCCCGCCCGCGTTCTTTCAAAAGCGTCTCTCACGCAATCCGGACACTCATACACATACCGCCCTAATGCAGTGTCATAGGTCCGGGATACCTCCCGGCCGTGTGTTCGACACTTCATTAGCAACCACATTGACCCACAGTCACCGCCTCTCGCTTTTCGACGTTGAGCACCACAAAGTAGCCATTACGCCGTAGCTCGCACGTATCGGGCGAATTACCCGATTCAATCTCTCCCGATTCGATACACTCTCGGATCGCAAAGCCCGGCACTTTCCGATCTTTCAATCTTTGAACAAAGTGTGTCGTCGGCCGGTAGTCACTCGGCCGTCGGCTTATTGCCATATCAGACATAGCTCTCTCCGTATCCCCCCGTCCGCAGGGGAAGGGTACGCCGTCGGAATTGCACCGACACTGTCGCACTAAGCGCGCACCGTGTTTTGTTTCGTATCTGTTATCGTTCGTATTTCGTCCCTCTCCGGGGTTTCACCGGGATATGCCCATCAAAGTGTATTCCATCAATTCGCCCGCCTAAGCGGGTATAAAACGAAACGCCGTTAACGGTGCCTGTAGGTACGGACGAACGACAGATAGTGTCTTTTCGTTTACCATTCCGCCCTACGTACACACGTATATGAGTCAGAGACTCACACACGTTGTTTTACGCCGACTTCGGATAGTGACGTATGAGAGGCAGTATCACGTACGTATCCCGGATAGTCAATCCGTAGGGATACGCCGGTATAGCAGCTAATTCTAAGTGAATCACGACATTTACGCCCGAACTATCCTGTAAATCAGCGGTATGTGTCTCCCGGCCGAATACCGTCGGCTTCGACCGATACCAGACGCAAAACGCCCGGTATGGGTAGAATCGGGATTTATCCCGGCCGTACCAACACACACATAACTATCCTCGCAGGGCGGTTAACCCCTACCTGTAGCACTTAGTCTAAGGCTCGGCACCTACTGAGCAGCACACATACGCGGGCCTTTTGAATAACTGAGGTTCCCCACGTATGCCTCCCGTTCGGTTACGCTCGAATAGTTCGGCTTGCTTGCTACTGAATGACAAAGGTAGCACTTTTGCACGGTTCCGTTATATCCGGCCGGTGCCGGTGGTTTCGGTCGACCTTTGAATCCGAGGGAGTATGTTAACTCCGTACTCCTCGCGGAGCAGTGGATCATATTGCCCGGAGCTTTTTTGCCGAATACTCCGGTTCACGGGCCTTAGCTGCGTATCTCCCGGTGCCGTTTTGCCATCCTACTTTTCGGAGGATACCCGATCGATTCGAGCACCCTGTCACCCTCGCCGAGCAACATACAACTGAACCACTTGGTTAGTATTATAGTTTTCTATTTTGATCTGTATATATACTAAGTTAACGCAGTGTAACGGTTTTGACTCAGATAGTGTCAATGAAACTGGAGAGTTATCACTATTCGGCCGTGTGGTGTGTGCCGACGGCTTTTCGCCGGGCAAGTGCTTTTCCGCAGGCTCATACGCGCGAATCGAAGCGGACACTCTGAATCCGCTACCAAAGGGTAGTCACTGGTGCCGGGAGAGGGAGAGAGACTTACCCTCTAAGCCGGAAATTCTCTGCACCCTACGATCTCCCGATAGTGATACCATAGACACAGAGCGACCGAATCAATCCGGGCGGTTAGGGGTAGATTCGATCTGTTCGACTGTGTGATCTGATCGAGACTGTGTGTGATCTGATCGACGTGTGCCGAGTGTCGGGCGATCGATCCGGTCAAGAGTGATCTGGTCGGTTCGATCCGGGAGAGTCGGCCGTGGGAATCGGAAAGGCGGCCGGTCGACGTGTGCCGGGTATGGTTTCGTCGGTGCCGGGCGAGTGATCCGGGAGATCCGGCCGAGAAAGAGTGATCCGGATTCGAGAGGGATGGGGTTACGACACGATCAGCAGAGGGGCGCGTGTAGAGGGAGGTAAGCTGCTCAGAATTTTTTGGGATTTTCGGGAGTTTGTATGGGCGGGTGCGTGAGTGTATATCGTAGAAGACTTCCCACACCTACACGGGAATCGCTCAGTGCAGTTGATACCGTTGCAGAATGGGGTAACTGCCTCTTTACTAACTATCTGAGTATCGATCTGTGTGTGTGCCTACGTTGTCGGAGTTTCTAACGAGAGTCCGCAGTAAATCACTGACTGACTTGATACGGTTGGCACCACAGCACGCTTGGACAGTCCTCAATAGGCGTGCGATTGCCGCGTACTATTGGAACGATCTCCACGTAACTCCCTTTGCTCGAACCCGTCGCCGTCACGATGCGGTTCAACAACTACGCTCTTCTCAAGAAGTACTGTTCCTCTGCCACGGGAACATTTGCCGAAGTCCCTTTGCAGAACGATACGCCCGAAAGGAACTGTCTTCGCGTGGAATCAATACGCTCAACGTTAGTTCAGCCGGATTTGTCGATATGAACAATCCCCGTTCACCGAGGAATGCACAAAGTGCCGCCGAAGCCTTCGATATTGACCTCACCGACCATCGGTCAGTCAAAGCTACTGATGCAATCATCGAAGCTGCTGACCTTATTTTTTTGATGGACTATCGAAATTATCACAATTTCACGACTCACTTTCCACAGGCAATTGACCGAATGTTTCTTCTGCGAATTTTTGAACCGGGATCTACAATGCAACTACCCGACCCGAATGGAAACTCTTCGTCGGTATTTGACACTGTCTACGCCGACATTGCCGCGTGTATCCGCAGTCTCATTGATGAGTACGAAAGCGTGATCTCGAAAGATCTGACATAGTCTACTTGGATAAATTAGCACGTAAACTCCCCCGACTGATTCATCTATGAGATAGTGAAATAATCGATGCGAGAAGTGTTATATAACGCCCTGTGTGGGGTGTATTTGCCACGGCTGCTCTATTCATCGAGCGCGCTTTTTTACGAAACAATTAAATACCCGGTGGGATGAGAACCTTCTCAGATCGGTCGTTTTCGGGCGTCTAAGCGATTGAGTATTTAAATCCCGCACCGGGTATATATACCGTTGTATCCTAATAGGGGTAGAGGAAGTTGGAAGCAAACAGCTCATCCTCTACTATCTGCTCTCTTTAGTGGGTAGCTTCGGGGCCGGATCTCTCTATCTCTTTCAGTTTTTGGCTCTGACGTTCCACTGTGTTTTGGATTCTCTTTGTGGTTATCTTGGTCGGGTTACCTCGGTAGTGATGAGGCCGTTCGGTGATCTTGCCCATCGAGGTTGACGACTACTGTTGGTTTTCTCAGTCCGCTTTTTGATTAGATCGTACTGGTTAGCCGCTACGATTGTGGAAAATCGATTGCGGGAGGATATATTACGGGGTCCGGGCTGAGCGGTCTGCTTCTATGCGATTTTGGGTGCTATTATGGCTACTACTCTATACAATAATTTCAAGACGCTTCTGCTGAATGGCGGTGTTGACCTCGATACAGATACGATTCGGGCACTCATTATCGACGATTCTGCGGCCTACACGCCTGATATTGACACTCACATCTACGTTGACGATGTGACGGCTGTGGCGAATGAAATGTCTGGTACGGGTTACACACGAAAAACGCTGAATGTCTCTGTTTCCACGGACAACACGAACGATCAGGGAGTGGTCGATGCCGACGATCTCTCCTATACGGGCCTCGATGCGGGGACGATTCAGGGTGTTCTGATCTACAAGGAGGTCACGACTGATTCGGATAGCCCTGTTGTGGGATGGTACGAGTCGGCTGATTTCCCGCTACCGACGAATGGTGGCGACGTGACGTTGACGATCAATGCTTCTGGCTTGCTGACGCTCGGGTGAGCTAAATGGCCCTTGTTTCTGGTTTCTTCATCGTTCCCGAAGTTGGTGCTGGTACGGAAGATGACCCGCAGCGACCGAAGTACGTCGATGACTCCCGTGTCGTAAAGTGGTACGGTGGGGAGGCGATCTCGCACGCAACGGGCGACTATCACGCTGTTCGTGTGTTCGTTGACGACGCCGACGACGTTGCGTTAGATCAGCTTGAACAGCAGTCCGACGCGTTCAGGATCTACCCTGCTGCGGTCGAGAACGCGCTGAACGCGACGAATATGCTGCCGGTTGATATTTCTGCCCGAGATTGGGCGCTGATGTTCTCTAAATTTCTGACTGAGTGAGTAGATGCCCGTTCTTGTAGACTTTGAAGATGGTGACGTATACGATTGGGTCGGCGGTAAAGCCTATCTTCTATCCGCAAGCACCACGCAGGCTCGGAACGGGGCGTTTTCGGGTGAGTGGGACCTCATTGGTGGATTCTATAGCGCGCTCGCAGAGCGGATGGATCTCACTGTCACGAACGCTGACACTGCGTCTTCTTGGATTTACGCAACCGGAGGGCATAGAGTAAATTTCAGGATTTGCGTACAGAACGACACTTCGTCGCAGCGAAACGAGTATTCTGCATCGATTGGCTCAGATGGGCTTGAGTTATACAAATACACCAACGGGTCGATTTCGTTTCTTGGGTGGTCTGGTGGCTCATTACCGTACAACTCGTGGATTAAATTAGAGATCGTTGGGGATGGGGCCGGTGGATTCACCGCTAATCTCTACGATTCTTCTGAGGTTCTTCAGGCGTCGGTTTCGGGTACTGATACGGCATATTCAAGCGGCGGAATCGGTATTTACGCCCAAACCAACAACGATCCGGCTGAGTTCTATTTTGATGACATAGCCGGGCCGACGCAGGGCGGTGGTCCGCAGTCGGCCACACTTGGTGTTGCGTCGGCGTCGGTCACGGCGTACGATGTGTCCGGGTCGGTACCAGCGCCACCGACGGATGATGTTACTCGTGCACTTGCGTCGAAGTGGAAGTTTGACTCGGGATACACAGATTCAGTCGGAACGTACGATGCGACGAATAACGGAACGTCGCTCGTTTCTGGCGGCTACATTGACGGAGCGGCGCAGTTCGATGGATCGTCTCACATTGATGCGGGCGACCACGCGACGATCGACTCGGCCCCGTGGACGTTTGCGATCAGATCGTATCTGACGACGACCACGACCGGGACGACCGATATTCAGACGATTGCGTGTAAGAACGTTAGCTACTCTGATCGGGCGTTTTGGCTGGTTGAGTGGGATGGCCTGATCCAAGTCCGCGTTGGTTCTAACGCGGTGACGGTTGAGGGTCCGGCTCCGACGCTGAATACGTGGCAGACGATCATTGTGACCTACAACGGCTCGACATTCGAGCTATGGGTTGACGGCGTTTCCTACGGGACCAACACGGAGACGACAATCGGCGGCGCAACTGCACCGCTTCGATTTGGGTCTGAGAAAGGGACTGACCGCTACATCAAAAATGGCGGTCGCGTTGACGACGCTCGGGTCTACAGCGACGTTCTGACGAATCAGGAGGTTGCTGATCTGACGGCGTACGATGGGACCGCAGTTTCGTCGGTTTCGGCTACGCTGGCGACGATGAACGTGTCGGGTGCGACCTACAGCGTCTCGGCTTCCGCTGGTGCGGTTGCTGCGACGATTGACAGAGTGGATTCACCGTCGGCGGAGAGCGATCTCGGGGCGTCTCCGGGCGCGGTGAGTGCATCTATGGAGGTAAGCTCGGTCGCGTCGGCTCCGAGTGGTATGACTGCGAGTGCTGGTCCGGTCGCGCCGCAGCTTGGGAGTGTGAGTGCTTCGGGTACTCCTACAATTATCGGGGTTGCTCCGGGAGCGGTGAGTGCGGCGGTGGAGGGACCGTCAATAACGTCAGCAGGGACCGATCCCAATATACTATTGGCTCCTGTCTCGCCGCCCCTTGAAGTAGCGACTGTGGGCGCAATACCAGTTTCGGTGTCATCGATCGTGGGTCCGACCGCCGCGACGGTGGATTCGGTGGGATTTGTCGCGATCCCTCGCGCTATCGGCTCATCTGAGGCGGTGTATGCTGCCCTTGAGTCATTAGGTGTGGTGGGCTCTCCGGCCGATCTCGGGGCGATTGTGGGCGCTGTATCGAGTGCTGTTGGAGTGGCGTCGATTGTCTCGTCGATCAGCTCGCCGAGTGCGAGTGCTGGCCCGGTGGCTCGAACACTATCTTCGGGGGATCTTCCAACGAGTCCGGCCTCTCCGGGTGCGGTTCCGGGGCCTGTTTCGGCTGATCTCGGTTCACTGTCCGCATCTGCGGGGTCGTTTGACCTCGGTGTGGTTCTCGCGATGGTTGCGATGCTCGATCTCGTGTCTGTGGGGTCGGAAAGCGGTGCGTGGAGCGCGTCTCCGGGGGCGGTTTCAGCCGATTTAGCTTCCATTTCGGGGCGTCTCGGGTCGTCTTCAGTAGGTAGCTCTGTGGCTCCGCGCTCGGTAGGCGTCGATTTGGCGGCTCTGAGCGGACTTGTGGCCCCCCTTTCTGCCGAGAACGTCCTGTTCTTGTTCCTTCGGATGAGCGAGACGGGTAATTCGTCGATTTCGGTGGACAATTCCGGTGAAAACGGGTTATCGGTGGATAATTCGGGCGGTAATGGCTTCGAGTTGGATAGTACGAACGACAATTTTCTCTGATCTCTGATCTCAATGGTTGACTACAAAATCACACAGAATGACCGTTATCCGGCGCTTGTCGGCTTCTGTAGGGACGAAGACGGCGCGGCTGTTGATCTGACGGATGCAACCGTTGAGTTTCATATGAAGGCTCGTGGGTCGGATGCGGTGAAGGTCAACGAGTCGGCGTCGATTCTCGATGCGACGGCGGGAAAGGTGGCGTATCAGTGGCGTGCTGGTGATACGGATACGGCCGGTGTGTTCCTCGCGGAGTTTGAGGTGACGTACAGTGACGGCTTCCCGGAGACGTTTCCGTCTGAGCCGCTTGAAATCTTCATTCGGCCTGAGTTGGGATAGCGTATGGCTTCACAGGAGGTTAGTGGGGCCGATGAGCAGCAGTTGGGCGAGTTGAAGGTTGAGTACCTGAAGTCGCCGAAGTTCCGGGAGTCTGCGATTCCGTTCGAGGAGGCGTATTGTCTTGCTCGCATTGGGAGGCAGCCTGTGGAGTACGACGGCCCGCAACGTTATTGCCAAAATCGGGTTGCAAAGGATGGAAATCGAGATCGGTGTCGCTTCCACGGGGCGTTTGCGAAGCCGACGCTTGAGAATTTGGACAAGCACGCCCCGCTCAAACATTCTATGTACGCGTTACCTGAGACGATCCGGGAAACATTGACCGACGAGGAACAGGATCTCCTCGATTGGATTATGACGTGGCCCGAGGTCTATGATATTGACCTCGAAAGTGATCCGGCGGCGGGTCATTCGTTCGATACGTTGGCGATCGAGATCGTCCGGCAGGCTCGTTCGTCTGATTACATCTTGGCGAATACTGAGGTGACGACTGAGGGGGTCTACGATGCGAAGGGTGAGCTTCTTGAGACAAAGGAGGTTTCCAATCGTCTGATCAAGGATCACCAGTCGCAGATCCGCCTAATCGATACGATCAAAGAGTCGCTTGGAATCACGCGGAAGGCACAGAAGAAAGACGAGCAGGTGAAGGATCGAACGGATGTTATGGATTCGCTGGCGGGTGCGCTCGGTGATTTGATCAATAACGACGAGTCTACGTACGATCCTGAAATGTTCGAGTAAAGCACGGGTGGGGGAGAGAGTCCCTATGTGCGTGCTTACCTACCTGTGTGGTAGGGAGAGAGTGTACCGGGGTGACTAATCCCCGATTGTCTGTTGTTGCTCCGACGAGGAAAGCGTCGGAACAAACCACGGTACGCTGGTGGCGACGATAAGGGTTTCTATGGAAATTTGTGAGCTTAGCGAACAATACTGTTTGATTGACGAATTAGAACTGGTTCCGTACACGGGGCAGTATGCTGCTGTCTCGCCTGATTTCTGTGTGGAAATCTGCGAGGCAACTGATTCGTTGCGAATGGTTGCGAAGGTCGGGTCAAATCACGTTGATGTGGTGGTTGATTCGGCGATGCCGTATGGGATTTTGGCAGTTCCCTCAGCTATGTACGGTGAGTCAGATGGGACGGAGACGACGGAGGAGCCGATCTACTTTGCACGCCGTGACGGGCTGAAGGCACTCGTTGTGTCGGGAATTGTGGCGAAGAATGGACCACGTTGACGCGGCGCGGGTGTCACGAGCGGGGCCGGGGGAAGGTGTTTCGGACCCGTCTCAGGTGTTCGAGTTTACGCTTGATGATTCGGATTTCCTGATTGCGTGGGATATGGAGTGCGCGAAGGCTGAGACGTGTTGGATTCAGTGTGATCTGGCGAGTCTTGAGCTGTATATGTAAGTTAGTATGAAAATCGGGGCAATTCTTCAGGAGTTCTGTGAGGTGACGGGCGCTGACCCGGAGGCCGTTGCGAAGCGGTGGAATGGGCGTCCTGATCACATCATCGAGGATTTGTTCCGGCTCCCGGATGCGGACGGGCAGTTACACCCGGTCACACTGTTTGATCCGTGGCAGCGACAGTTCGTTCACGCGTATTTCTACGGAGATGCGTCTGTCATTACGCTGCTGAAGGGTCGGCGCATTGGGGGGACGGCGATTGCGCTGATTTGTATGGCGCTTGAGGCGATTGTCCGGCCGAATCAACTGTATCCAATTGTCTCGACGAAGGAGGATCAGTCGCACTCTCGGATTTCTGATCTTACTGATCTGTTCGAGAACGCGGTGATCGAGGTTCCCTTGCCGACGAAGAATAAGGGCGACCTTGAGTTGTGGAACGGGACGAAGTTCGTTGGGTACACGGGCGCTCCAGATTCGTCTCGTGGTGACGGCGCTCGGTCGATTCTCTTCGACGAGATGGCGTTTATGGAGAAGCAGAAGGAGAAGCTCCGCGCCTATCGTCCGATGATGAGCTTGTCGACGGGGAAGATGTTGCAGGTGAGTACCCCGAACGGCAAGAGTGACGAGTTTATGAAGTCGTTCAAGCGCGGTTCGCTGAGCGGCTTCGATGAGGAGGGGACGAAGTTGGGCGTCATTTCGATGTTTCAGCCGACGTTCCACAATCACGACGAGATTGACATTGAGGTCCCGTTGTACGAGCAGGAGCTTGCCCCGGCTCGCCCGGATCTGAATATCGATGTGGTCGAGCAGGACCGCGCACAGGACCCGGTGGGGTTCGCCCAAGAGTACCTGTGTGTTCCTGCTGCGGAGGAGTCGCTGTTCTTCTCTGAGCCGTCAGTTGAGGCGGCAATGCGGATACCGCAGGGGAACGAGTCCTATATTTCGGGAATTGCGGCCCCTCGGATGGGCGGAACTCGGTTTATGGGCGTCGACGTTGGGTACACGCACGACGACACGGTAATTTCTGTGTTCGATGCGTGGGAGGACGAAAAGGTGGGCGTGGAGCGGCGGTCCCAACGCTATCTTGAGGTTGTTTCGACGAAGACGATCTCGGCGCTTGGGATTGCTGATCCGGATCGGGAGAACGTGAATCACGTTGCTGCCCGTGTGAGCCACGTTTTCGATTCGCTCGACTGCGATTACCTGATTATGGACGTGACGGGGTCAGGTCAGACCCTCCCGGCACTCCTTCGGAAGAAGCTCGGGAGCGCAGTGATCCCGTTCAATTTCTCTGATACGAAGAAGGTCCGCGATATGTTCTACGCGATGAACGCGGGGCTTCGACAGGGGACGGTTGCCTTGCTCCCGGATGAGACGCTGTTCGAGCAATTAGTTGCGATTCAGCGGATTCAGAAGAAGGACCACCTTGTGCCCCGATTTTCGGGGAAGGACACGGCTCCGGAGGGAAAGGATGATGTTGCGATTGCTACTGTCTTGTCCGCCTTTCCGCCCGGATTCGATACTCCTCCCGCACGATCGGTTGCCGCGAAGGAGTATCCGCAGGTTGATCGGAGTAGGAAAGTTGTTGATTACGACCGCGACACGCGGGGATCAGAGCGACCGGTTGCGTTCGCCTCTCAGAAGGTGAATCGCCCAACAGGTCGTCGGTCTTACCGCTCTCGGTACGGTCGTCGCTAATTTATCTAATGTCTGCTATTCAAACTGAATTATATCGACGGGCCGCCGAGGGCGAGATGGTCGTTTCTGACGACGCCAAGCGGCGGGCTGATTTTATGCTCGAATCTCCGAAGGCTGTGGTTGTCCGTGGGCAGGCGGCGGGTGGGAAGCCTCGCCCGAGTGAAGCTCCGGAATCACAGATTGACGAGTTTCGGGCGATTCGGCGTACAGATCCGCACGTTGCGGAGATCATCAATCTGATCGTAGATTATATTGTGGGAACGGGATTCAATGTCGCCCCGGCGAACATCCCCTACACCGATGAAGGTCAAACGCCCGAGGAGGTAGCGGATTTCAAGCGGCTGATCGAGGTGTCGGGCTTCGAGGGCGTGTTACCTGAGTGGGTTGATGTTGCGCTGACGGATGGGACGGCGTTTTTGGCTGTAGTTGTCGAAGACGACGTGTTCAAGCCAAAGGTGCTTCCCACGAAGGCGATGTCCATTCAGCGTGATAAGTTCGGGAATATCACGGGCTATGAGATGGATAATCCGGATGCCGCCGATCCGATTGAGTTTGGGCCGTTCGATCTTGCGATTTTACGGTTTTTTCCGGACGTTAATTCGCCGTGGGGTCACTCGCTGATCGAGTTCATTCAGGAGCCGGTCGATATGCTCCGAGATATGGAGATCGATATGGCCCGATTCGTGGCGACGAAGGCCTATCCGCCGATTCACTTCAAGTGTGGGACGGAGGATCGGCCGTGGCATCCCGATGAGATCACGAATTGGCTGAATGAGCTTCGAGATATTGAGCCGGAATCAATGTTGGCAACGGGTCACGACGTTGAGCACGATGTTGTTGGGACGACTTCGACGCAATCCTCGGCGGGGATGATGAATCTTGAGCCGGTGTTCAAGCACCTTCTTCAGCGGATTCACGCAGGGATGGGTGTTCCGCCGTTCTTGACGGGGATGGATACCGACATTAATCGAAATACGTCTGTGGCGGTAATGCCGAAGTTCGACCGCCGGATTCAGCGGTTCCGGCGGATTCTACGGCACGTCATTCGCTATCAAGTGTTTGTCTCGATTCTTGGGCACCCGACGCCTGAGGATTACGTTGAGATCCCCCCGGACTTCGAGTTTGGGCAACACTCGTCTGAGGAGGAGCGCCTTGAGGCTGAAATGGCGATTCAGTTGGTGAATAATGGGCTTCTCACGAGAGAGGCAGCAGCCGAGAGAATCGGGATCGATCCGGAAACGGAGCTTCCCCAAGAGGACGAATTAGCTGAGCATATTCGGATCATCAACGAGCTTGCGGGGAAGGGCGATAACATTCAGAACCCGAATGGTGGCTCACCGAGTGGCACAGGTGGCGGTACGGAATCGGGTGGTCGGTCTGTAAAGGGCCGACAGAACCCTGAGAAGGACACCTCGGGGGCGAGAGTCGCCCGCAGGGTGATGTTACACAAGAATGAGCGACGATGGAAAGGTCGCTGAGCTTCTTTACCGTGTAGACGAACGAACGGCACGAATTGAAGATCGTATGGAGCGGATGGAGGTTCGGATTAACGAAACCAACTCCGAGCAATATGAGCGCATTGCGTCGATCGAGGGGAGTTACGAAGATCTCGATAACCGCGTGCGCCGAAATACGACGATAATTTCTGGATTCTCTATTGGTTCCGGGGCGGTTCTGACGGCGATTTCTGCGAAGTTAGCTGACCTTTTGAATTGGATTTGATGTATGGACACGAGTAAGATTGACGCGGATCTTGAGTTTAGTGCGGCTACGTCGGCTCCTGTTGGTGCGGAATTTTCCGTTGATGGATTCAACGAGTATGGCGTCCGGGAGAACCGGGGTGAGTCGGGCGAGCTTGAGAGTATTGATGTGGTGTACCGGGCTATGGAGCCGGGGCTTCGCAAGAACATTCGAGTGACCCCGGATTTCCTTCAGTCGGTCGCGTCAAACTTCTCTGAAGCGATCGGTGCGCCAACTCAGTTTGATCACTCGAAAAGCCAGCGGGCCAACGTGGGGCGGATTACCCGTGCGTGGTTTGGCTCGAACGCGCTGTATCTGATGAACAACATCCCGAATACGGGGTCGTCCATCAGATCGGATACGATCTCTGATTTCCTACACGCACCCCCGGCGATTACGGATGGCTCGGTGGGGTTCGGGCGTGATTATGAGATCACGTTTAACGAGGAAAATGAGGAGTACGAATTTGTTGACGCCACAATTCGGGAGTTTTCGCTAACTCCATTCCCGGCAGGCTACGATACTGGTGGTCTGTCGGCGGCGTTCTCTGAGGCGGTTTCCACTCTCGTCGATGATTCCGATGTGTCGGAGGAGAAGAGAGCGGGGCCACGCTCACACGCGAGAGTTTCGCACGCGACTATCGAGGATCTATAAGATATGAAGAAGATTTCTATTGACACCCCTGTCGAGGATATGGATGAGGAGAGCCTTCGCGCGACCTTTACGGACGTGCTGGCGGCTCACGAGGAGAATGTGACGGAGTTTGAGACTGAGACGACGAAGTTCTCGGAGCTTGAATCCGAGCTTGAAGCCGAACGTGAGAAGACTGCTGAAGTTTCTGCGTATTTCGCTGAGAAGGCGACGGCAGTGACGAGCCTCGACACTGATCTTCTCGTCGACCGGTTCTCTCTTGAGGAGCTTATGGGGATGGCGGCTCGCGCTGACGAGGAGGCTGCTGCGGCCGCTGCGTCGGCTTCGGAATCGGAATCAGAGTTTGACGATGGCGAGGAGGCTGACGTTGACGGCGGTGACGACGCTGACGAAGACGTGACGATCTTCGCTGAGCGCCGTGACCGCGCGCCGATTACCGATGAGGAGCAGGCGGCGTTTACGGATGAGGCTCGTTCTCGCCTCTCTCGGATTCCCGGTCTGACCTTCGACTAACACTTCTGATTCTGATTCTAAATGACTGATTTCAAGATTGCGACTGGTGCTGAACAGCCTATCAACACGTCCGCTGCCCTTGCGGGGGCGAAGTTCGAGCAGGGTATCCCGGTGGGTATCAACTCGGCCGGTAAGATGGTCCCTGCGGACGCTGACTCTGCTTCGACCATTATGGCCGTCGGCGTTGCCTTCGGGCCTGTTGACGACCTTGCGGACTACTCTGGTATGCCTGACGCCGTTCAGTCGGCTGTTGAGGCGAACCGTGTTCTCGTCGACCGCGACCGCATTGCTGCGGTGAAGTACGGGATCGAGCTTGAGAACAACGACGCCGACTCGGGCTTTTCGCCCGGCGAGGTTGTCTATTTGGCTCCCGGTGGGGGCTTCACGCAGACTCGCCCGACCGACGCGTCTGGTGATCTCGTTCAGATTCTCGGAACGGCGCTTACGGCTGAGCGCATTGCGGTCCACGTTGTTCCGAGCGACGTTGTAGCCTGAGCGTCGGGCTGACACTTCTACTTCGGGGTTGAGTTGCCCCCTTCCAGTTGCGACTCTATCTATCAAATTTTCTACAAATGGCAAACCGTATGCTGCACACTAAGGACGGCGTTCCGCTCTCTGAACTTCTGGCTCGCGCTGAGGCCGAGCTTAACCTGTTCAATCAGGCCCCTCGCGTTATCCGCGAAATGCTCGGGCAGAATGTCGACGAGCAGGTTTTCAAGGTCTACACGGGTGATATGGAGTGGGAAGAACTCGCTGAGGGCGAGCACCCGCGAACCGGCGAGCTTGCGTCGAAGGAGATGGCCTTCTCGGTCAGCACCTTCGGCCGCTCGCTCGGAATGACGCAGGAGCTTATCGAGGACCACTCTGCGGACTACGTTCTCCGCCGGATCGACGCGCTCGCTGAGGGTGCGCTGAAGAAGGAGCACGATGTTGTCTTCAACACTATTCGTGGTGCGTGGGCGGACGGGTCGGGACTCTGGTTTACCCCGGAGGACTACGGCAACCGCTCGTTCTCGGCGACCCACGACCACACGTATGCTGACACGAATGATCTCTTTGGTGACGCGGACGCTCACACAGCGCGCGAGCACCTTGAGATTCTGGCGGAGGATGTTGAAGAGCACGGCAAGGTCGCTTCGATTGCGATTGTCGGCTCTGACTTTGCCCGTGCGCTGAAGAGCGAGCTTACGTGGGCTGCGTCGTACAACATTCCAACGTTCGAGAGCCTTCGGACGACGAGCTTCCCGGAGAACGGCCTTGAGGTCGACGGCCTGCGCGTCTACAAGTCGATGTGGGTTGACGCGACTGAGGCTCACGTTATCGCTGCGGACGAGCGCCCACTGTACTTCCACGAGCGCCGCCCGGTTCAGCTTAGCTCCGGTGAGTACGGCGGACCTGTCTCGGACCCCGCGACTCTCCTCGGTGCGTACGGCTCGGCTCGCTACGGTGCGATCGTTCCCGACCCGCTCGCGGGTGCAAAGATCGTCGCTGCGGACAACCTCGCATAGACGGACTAACGCTCTTGGTGCGACATTATGGCTACTGACGATTTTACGTTGAGTGAAGAGGTACGGGTTCAGACGGGCCTTACCGATGAGTCGGCACTGTCTGATGAAGACCTGCTGACGCTGATCGGTCGCGCCAAGTTTGAGATTGAAGATGAGGTTCGGCAGTCAGTTACAGACTTCTATGCGACTTCTGATCTTGAGGGGGCGTTGTTCTGGCTATCGTGTATCTTCGCGGTCGGCGAGGGTGCTGGTGGCGGGGACGCGTTTTCGCTTGGATCAATTGAATATCGACCGGGCAATGGTGACGCGTATCCCCAATCGTGGGATGATCGGTACCGCCGATATATTGCTGGTGTGATCGGTGCACAGCGAAACTTTGTCGGGAGTACGTCGGTTGCGCGGGATGATCGGTCGTACGAGTACACCTACACTCCGCTTGACGATATATGAGTTTCTTCGCTCGGTTCTCGAATCGGGTGGATCAGCTCATCTCGCGGGCGGGAGTCTCCTGTGAGATCCACCGCGAAGTATCCTCGGGAACTGATCGCTACGGGAAGCCTGTCACCTCGTGGCAGCCCGTTGGGTCGGTGACGATTGCGGATCTCGGCGACGGTCGGGACTCGTCATTGTCGTCGACGGAGATGGGTCGGTACCGTGACGACGAGTTTCTGGTTGCCTTCTCATTGTCGGCTGATATTCAGTCGGATGATCGGGTGATCTTCTATGGGGACACGTATCGCGTGGATACTCGAAAGCGGTTCCCGACGCATTACGAGTCGGTGATCCGCCGGGTCGAAGAGTGACGTAATGTCGAATTTTGACGCTCGCGTTTCGTTCAATAACGAGCGGGTAATGCGGAAGGTGAAAAAAAAGATCAATCGCGGGATTCGGGACTCTGCGGCTGAGATTGCTGATGAGATCGTTGATACGGCACAAAACCGGATTCGGGCGAAGCAGGCTGTCTACACAAGCCAATTGCTCAATTCGTTTAGTTACACGATCAAAACCGGCTCTAAGAAAACGACGATCCGCGTTGTGAACACTGCGCCTCAGGCACCGTATCAGGAGCGTGGTGTCCGAGGTGTTGAGCGCGGTGTCGGTGAGTATCAGTACACGAGTCGGAAGCCCCCGATTGACGAATTGTTGCCGTGGGTTCAGGCGAAGCTCGGTGGAATGACGCTTGACTCCTCAGGGGCGCGGATCATCCCGGCTCCGGCTGACGACTGATTATGGACGACAATTCACGCGATCTCGCCTTTTGGCTTCAGGACAAAATCTATCGGGAGGGTCTTGAGCCGATCTGGTTTATGCGACGGGCTGAGCGGTGGGCGAAGTCTGAGGCGTCGGATGTGGTTGCGGATGCGATTTCGCGGAGGTTGAAGTGAATAAGAGTGAGGTATTAGTTGAAATTCTCGCGGAGTTACGTCCGCAGGTGTCGATTCCGGTTGATACCGAGGGGATTGACGGCCCTCGGGAGATTCCTCGGGTGACGCTCGGGAGTGTGTCGGTTCGACGGGTTCCGGATGGGCACCAGAATTATGTGGGAGTCGAAACGGATGGCAGCGGACGCGAGACGGGAACAGTACACCACCTTGTGTGGCGTGCTACCGTGGATACGGTGGTGGTTACTCCGGACGAGGTGGAGCGAGACGATGTTCTCGATTTGATCGGATCTGCGTTCGCTATTCACGAGGATCTGCCCCACGAGTGGCACCCGGATGTTCGGCTGATTGAGGTGGGCGCGGAGTCTCCTCGATCGTTGCCGTTCCAAGAGCCTGATCTGTTTTCTGGCGGTCGGACGCTCACGTTTGAGTATGTCCAAGAAGTGACGAAGAGCGGGAATACGCTTACTGCGGTCACTGAGGCGGTCGATCCGACGCTCACGATTTCTGAAACGGTTGAGTAGGCCGTTATTCTGCTCGGTTTATCAAATGACTATCAATATTGGCAATTCTACCCTTCCGGGTGTCTACACCCGGCAGGAGAGCAACAGTTCTGTCGCCGCAAACGTGTCCGCCCCGGCGGATGTGGGCCTTGTCGGTGAAGCGGATCTGACTGCGGGTACGGCTGAAGCGAACACGGTGTATGCTGTAACGACTTCTCCGCAGGCTTACCGCCTGTTCGGTGACTCCCCGCTGGCGGGGGCTATCGCTGACGCGCTTCAGAACGGTGGGTATCCTATCTATTCTGTCGCGTGTGAGCTGATCGATGTGACGGGCGAGGACATTTCGGGGTCCGGGTCCACGTCTGTCACCCTTAGCAACGCGCCTCTTTCAGAGGATGTTTCGATGATCTCGATCGAGGTTGACGGAACGAGTAAGTCGGTTACGGGGACGTTCGGAAACCCCGCCGACGAGTCCCCCGGTTCGGATGCGGCGGTTGTGAACACGGTCGTCGGCGAAATCGAGCTTGATGCTGCGCCGTCGACTTCGGGGACGGCTGATTACACGTACGCCGATTACTCGGGTGCGCTTTCCGCCCTTGCCGACGACAAGAAGCACGTTCTCGATTTCGTCGGTGTGCTCGCAGAGAATGGCGACGTGATCAACGAACTGAACACGACGATCAACGGTATGGCGAACACCTACAATTTCGCGCTCGGGATTGCGGGTGCTGCGGCGTACATTCCGGATACGTCGGCGTTCACGAACCCGCTTGATACCTCGCGGATGCAATTGGTCTTCCCCAACAGAAACCGGGCGGGCGAGTCGCTCATCGGGGCCTATGTCGGTGTGCGTGGCTCGATCGGGATTAACCAGTCGGGGATGCGAAAGCGTCTCGCTGGCCAGTCGAGTCTGTTCGAGGATCTCTCGTCGACGCAGAAGGCCGACCTTGATGTCCTCAACATCGTCGTCCTTGAGACTGACCGTAACGGTGTCCGGATGGTCAACGATCCGACGTGCGTTGCCGCTGACAATCTCGAAGAGGCGGAGTACAATCACGGGCTGGCCCGCTTGGTGGGCGACTACGTGACGCTGATCGTGCACGACAATGCTGACCGCTTTATCGGGAAGCTCCACACGCAGTCGGCTCGGAACAATCTCGGTGACATTCTGAACAACGAGTTGTCGTCGCTTCTGCGGACCAATTCGATTGTCGCGTACACGGTCGCCGTTGAGGAGATCGACAGCGTGACCGCGCGTGTTGAGGTCGGTATTCAGACCGCTGACCCGCTCCGGAATATTGAGGCAATCATCGTCAGCGGTGACGTTGACACGGCTTCGGCATAGGTACGCGGCTTTCTGAGGTTCTAAATTATGGTTGATTATTCTGAAACTGCGGCACAGATTATTGTTGAGTACGAGGGTGAGCGCCTTGTCGTCACGGACCTCGACCTTCAGTCCGAATACGATATGGAGCGTAATTACGGCTCGGGCTATGTTGTCCCGGAGTCGGTTTCGCTGAAGAAGATCGAACACGGCGGCTCGATCACGCTGAAGGGGAACAAGCTCTCGCTGAATGAGGTAATGTTCTACCAGCCCGGAGATAACATTCCGGAGGGCGCACAGGTCGGCACTCCCAAGCCGGGTGTGCTGACAATCACGCATATGGATGGGTCGACCACTTCGGGGTACGATCTGTTCGTGATCACGCGCGGCTTCCAATTCTCCGAGGGTGAGTCGGCCGAAACCCGCTATGAGTTCATCATTATGCGGATGGACGGCGATCCCGAACCCCTCTGAGCGCGTCCCGCTTTCTGATTATTCCGACTGACGTTTTTCGATTCCCCCACAGCGACTTATTATTACACTGATACAAATTCTATGAAAGACCTTGCGACCCTAAAAGAGATGATGCTGCGCGGCGGCGACTTCCGATCTGAGCACGAGACTGAGGTGTTCGGCACCGAAATGACGCTGGTGTTCAAGCCGGTTCCGGACGAGAACTACTTTCCTGTTCTCGGGGTGCTCGATGCGAAGCTCGGCCTCTCAGAAGATGAGGCTATGGAGGAGATCGAGACGGCACTTGACGAGGTTGATGGAGATGCCGCAAAGGTGGATCTCTCGCAATTCGATGGGGAGTTTATTGGACTCTTGAAGCGACTCTGTCGGCTCGGGATCGACCCGGAGGGGATGGACGGTGACGAGGAAATGTTAGACGAGATGTTCGGCGCTCCTGCGTGTCTCGACGAGGAGCGACCCCCGACGTTCGGTGGGTACGTCCTTGAGTGGGGATTCGAGATTATGGACGTGACGGGCAACCTCCGTGATGCGAAGCAGTTTCGCGGAGGACGGAACCGCTCTTGAACACCTGTTTCTGATCGAGTTAGGGATTCCCCTCCCCGGTGTGTCCGATCAGGGCGATTTGACCGCGTTTCAGCGTATGTCGCTGTATGAGGCAGCGCGGGTTCGGAGTGAGAAGGAACGCGAGCAGGTCGAAAAGGAGCGAGAGGCGGCCCCCGATGTTGGTGGTCGACCGAACGCGGGTGCGCTTGCGAGGGGTGGTGGGACCGTAACTGAACACCGGCATTTCACGAACGCGAGCGAGAAGACCGGGAAGTCCCCGGAGCAACTGATAGAGGAACACAAAGAGCGAAATGGCTGATTTTGACGCGGTTGAGATTGTTGTCGAGATCATCAATCGGGCTGACGATGAGCTTGATAAGATTGATCGGAAATTTCAGGAGTTGAAGGCGAAGCACAGCAATCTCGACTTTAATCTCGACATTAACGATGGCGGGTCTATTGCGCGGACCAATCACCGTCTGAATCACTTGGCTCGTGGACGGGTCGCTCCGATCTATGCAATGTATATGGGCGGAAACGTCCCCGACTTCGGTGATTTGGGTGGGGGCGGTGGCGGGAGCGGTCCTCCTGCATTACCGGGTCGGAGTGTTCCTGCGCTCCCGCCTGCGCCTGAGATACCTGCGCTGATGGGCGATACGGCCCCGCTTAGCTTCCGAGAGCGCGTGGCGGCGACTCGGTGGTACGTTGGGCAAATGCGTGGGCAGTCTCGGTCGTTCGTTCAGTCGATCTTCCGAATGGCTCGCGTTGACGGTGAGATGGACAGGATCTTTGCGAAGTCTCTGATTCCATCGTACCACCAACTCGTCACGATTATCGCGGCGCTCGTTCCGATGCTGATTGCGCTGGCGGTACAGGCATTCGGTGTTGCTGCTGCCTTCGCTGCAGTCGGTGTCGCTGGCGCGGGGATGTTCGGGCTTGGTCTGCTTGGACAGGCTGATACGCTCGAAGGCTCGCTTGCTCGATCCCGACAGCTCTTAGGTGAGTTTCGGGACGAGTTGTATGCGACCTTCCGCCCTGCCGCGACCCTTTTCGCTCCAATCAGTGAATCCGCGCTCGCAAGTGGGGCGACGTTCTTCCAACCGCTCGCGGATGCGTCACGTAATCTCATCGTCTTTGAGGATTCTGCGGCGTCTGCGTTCCGTGGCCTGATCGAGTGGGCGGCTGCGGCACTGGTCGCGATGGCCGAGTACGAACCGATGATTGAGCGTCTGGCGAGTACGTTCGGTGGGCCTGTCGGTAACGCGATTATCGACTTCTTCCGCTTCATTACGACGGAAGCGTACGAAAACCAAGACCTGCTGATGCGACTCGGTAGTGCGTTCGTGATGATCCTCGGGATTATCTACAACGCGTCGGCGTTGATCGCCCGATTGGTGACAGCGTTCAACCCGGTGATTCAGGTCATTGCGTACATCATCGATCTGCTCAATTCTCGGTGGGGCGCGGCGTTCACGGCGGCGGCGATTGCGGCACTCTCGCTTCAGGGTGTCTTAATCGGGTTGTCTACGGCCGCTGCGTTCCTGAGTGGTTTGGTCGGTAACATCAGTGGACTTGCGCTGGCGTTCGGTGCGGCGACTGGTGCGGCGGCGTTCTTTGCGACGACCGCTCCGACTTCTCCGCAGTACAACGACGCGGTAGGTCCGACCGGGCTGTCCGGGAGTGGAACCACGGTGAACAATACGGTTGTCGTTCAGGGCGACGTGTCGCAAAAGCACATCCGCGAATGGGAGATGATGTGGGACGATAAGTACGGCGAGGAGCAGTCGTTTGAGTCCGGTATGTCGGGGACGAGCTTCTAATGCCGGTCCCGCAGATCAAGATGGGTCGGTTCAGCCTACGCGGTGAATCTCACATCTTCGCCCCGTCGATCTATCCGACTGAGATTGTTGTCTCGAAGGAGCGGACGAAGGCGCGGAATGAGAATCTCTGCGAAGGTGAGACGGTCGATGATACGGGGTCGAAGAACCGCGAGATCCTCGTGACGGGGAAGATCCTGCGCTCGGAGCTTCAGGCGTTCGACGATCTCCTCGATGATGGAACTGAATTTGATATGCTCGCTGACGAGTGGGTCGGCGAGGTTGAGGTTCTCGACGGCGAATATCGCGGAGCCGGGCTTGATATGTATAGATTCAAGCTCAATCTGATTTCGACTGGCCGCGACGAGGGCGGCTACACGGGCAACGGGATTCTCTCTCGTGGCTCTGCGGCTCCGACTGCGGAAACGATCGATTGGCGCTACTTCAACTCAACTGACTTGTAAAAATGGCCTGTACATTCTCTGACGCGGAACTACGCTTCACCAATACGGGGGTTCGTATTCGCGTCTATGACATTCAGTACCGCGAAACCTCAGGACAGTACAAGTTCGCGCAGGTTCGTGTACACCGAGAGGCAGGCGAGTTTGTTGATTCCTTGCTGAGTGCGGTCGAACCAGTTGAGGTGTGGATGGACGGAAAGCGGCTGTTCAGAATGGCAGCCGACGCGGAGTCTGTCTCACTTGGGCCCAATACCTCGAAGCGGGCGACGATCGGGCTTCGTGATCCTCGGGTTGTCCTTGAGCGAGGGACGATCGATCTACTGATTGAAGAGATCACGCTTCGGGAAGTCGTCGAACTATACATCCTGCCAACGATTCGGACGGTGGATACGGAGGGCGTCATTCAGGGCGTCAAGTACACGGATTCGGAGGTCGACGACACAATGACCGTCGCCTACGACTCGTGGGCGAAGAAGATTGCTCGGCGGGTTCTCCCCCGCCAGTCTGAATTTGCACTGCCGGAGTGGTGGGAGCTACTTGCGACTCCGACAGCGACGAAGGAGATTAAGGAGGCACAGGTCAACGCGGCCGAGGAGATTTTCCGGTGGAGTCTCGGCGCGGCTGAGTGGGCGCTTGGCCTTCGGAATCGAAAGGGTGGCTTCGACGTGGAGGGCGCGACTCCGGCTGAGGCGATTCAGGCGGTCGCGGATACCTTTGAGATCGAGACGTGGGTGGACGACGACGGCTACCTGTGGTTCGGGCACTCGCAGTTTTCGGCTCAACCGATCATTGTAGGCGAGCAGGGTGGTGATTTGGTGATGAGCGATTATTCGGTTATCACGGAGAAATCACCGGTCACGCAGGTCAAGGTTGAGGGCCGCTATCGAATCTTCGAGATACCGTTTACGGGCATCGGGAGCGACTATTTCCGTGTTCGATCTCACTCCGTATGGAACGGAAAGGGCAACGGGAAGTCACTGTTCCTCTCCCCGAAGAACGTCAAATCCATCGGCGAGGTTGAGATGATTGCACAGTCGGCGCTACTACAACGGCTTATCAGATCGAAGCAGGGGACGATTGCGATAAACGGGACGCAGACAGCACCGTGGTCGGATCTGACCGCACACGACGTTTCGCTTGGCGACCACATCTACGTGATCCCGAATGAGAGCGAGTGCGGGCCTGATGTTCCGGCGGGCGTTTTCGCTGTGCAAGGACTAACTCACGAAATCAATCCCACGGTAGGGTGGAGTCTTCGGATCAATGTCGGCAAGCTCGTCGACCCGTCGTTGATCGAGACAACATCGCTGATCACGTCGCCGGAGATTGACGGATGGGTTGACGCTGAAGAGTTCTACGAGGCTACGAATGGAAGATACGCCGGAGAGTGAATGAAGCAGCGTAATGCCCCGAGGGTGGGGATTGTTTCAAGCTCTCGAATCGAGGGCGGCCGGGTCGTTGTTGACGTTATGTTTGACCGACCGGGCGCGTCCAAATCGTCGATCCCGTTCTTTCAGCCCTTCGCAGGTGGGATCATTACCCCGAACGAGGGCGATCACGTTCAGGTCTATCGGCTCAACGATCAGTCCTACGTGGCTATGTTTCCCCTGAATGGGAGTCAGTACGCGCCGACAGACGTAGGACCCGGCGAGCTTGCGTTTTCGTTTGACGCGGACACGCTTGTTCGGGTTAAGCGACGAGGAGATGGGAAGTTCGATGTGTCGGTTGCGGCGTCGGGCGACGTGAATATCTCAGGCGAGTCGGTGCTGATCAATGGGATCGATTTCGAGCAACACGCGCACGCGTACACGGACGATGGTGCACAGAACGTGACGGGGACACCGCAGTAAGTTATGATTGATTTTCAAGTAGACGAATATCTCGATCTTGTATTCTCTGAGGATACGGGCGACGTGGGGACGACAACCGGAGTTGACCTTCAGAATCAGCGATTTCGGGTAGCGGTAACGGCGGTGTTTGATTCACTGATCGGGACGATTGACCGAGACTCGCTCCTTCAGCAACTCGATTTGAAAGCGAATCGGATTTCTCGTGAGCTTGAGTTTGTTGATGAGGTATCGGAGGTGACGGCGTACCCTGATTTTGAGCAGGAGAACAAGTATATCGTTGAGTTGGTCTACACGACCGGCGAGACGGAAGCGGTTGAATTAGAAGGATAAATGGGAGCGATTGTAGACGGCAGATTCGTTAGCGACAGCGTTGAGGCCGTCCTTGACACGATGGTTGCCGATTTGGAAGCACAGATCGGTGACGACGTACCGGACGACATTTCTTCGATTGCCCGGACACTGTACCTTCCGTGGGCCGAGCGAATTGTTGAACTTCAGAACGATCTCGGGCTTGTTCTCGACTCGGCACAGATCGATAATGCGACCGCTGAGGCACTCGACTTTCTGACGGCGCTGATTGGTGTTCCGCGCCGACAGTCTGTGCGCGCTACGGGGGTAGTAACATTCTCACGGTCTAATGCGGCGACTCAGGACTATCAGGTGCGGAAAGGCGTGCGGCTACAGACCAGCGGGTCGAATCCGATTGTCTACCGGACGACGGAGAAAGTCACGCTTACGTCCGGGAATAGTTCGGTCGACGCGAAGATCGAGGCTGAGGTAGGCGGCGTCGACGGGAACGTTGGCGCTGGTAAGATCACGGTGTTCGTTGACGACGTGAGCGGCGTTGAGGAGGCAACCAACGCGGCGGCGACTGACGGTGGGCGCGACCGTGAGTCCGACGAAGAGTTGCGCGAGCGCGCGAAGGAAAATCTGACTACGGGTTCTCGGGCGTCGGCATCAGGGCTAATCTCTGCGCTCCGTGCGATTCCGGCGGTGAAGTCTGTGAGCATTTTCCTCAACGATCAGAACGACCCGAATGGGGACGGGCAACCCGCACACTCGTTTGAGTTGGTCGTTGAGACGGAGGACGGTACGGACCTCGACGACAGGATTGCACAGGCGATTATGGATACGAAGGCCGCTGGCGACACCTCTTCGAGTGGTGTCTATGGGACCGCTGCGTCTGGCGTGGCAACGCTGATCAACGGCCAGACGTTCACGATTGGGTTTTCTGAGCCGGTGTCGGTGCAAATCTACGTGGATCTCGATCTTCAGGTGACTGAGGAATACGCTGGCGACGATGCAGTCCGTGACAACGTGGTTCAGTACATTGGCGGGGTGCTGTCATCGGGGAACAATGACGACGGCCGCCTTTCCGTTGGTGACGATGTTATCTTCGGGTCGGTTGAATACGCGATTCGTGACACGCCGGGTGTGTACGACGTTACTTCGCTGACGATCAATGGGGACGCAGTACCGACCGGGACTGATACCTCGAACATTCCGGTGTCGTTGGGCGAAAAGGCGACGGCGGATGCGACTGACGGCTCGATTGCGATTACGACGACGGTGGTGACGCCGTGAGTTCTGAAGAGATTTCGCAGTTAGCCGCTGGCCTTCCGGGGTGGTTCCCGAAGAGTCCACAGACGAACAACTACAAGGTACTCGTCGCGGTGGGCAACTCGGCGGCAGATCGTGTTGCTGAAATCGCTGACGTTCAGGACGCTGTTCGGGTTCAGGATGCAGATACGATTGAGCAGCTTGCGGAGTTGGCAACGCCGGTCGGAGTAACGCACCGAGAGAACGAGCCGATCGAGACGTTCCGGACGCGAATTATTGCGGCGTATCAGGCACTCACGTCTGAGGGGACGGCGAACGATCTGATTGTTCGGGCGGCTACGTTGCTCGATGTGTCACCGGAGTCGATCTCGTACGCTGATTCTGCTGAGGCAGGCGTGATTGTGCTCTCGGTTCCGGGACAGGCGGTTAATGATCTGAGTATTTCTGTCTCGGAGTTTGTGAATATTCTCTCGGATCTGATTTCGGCGGGGTACCGGCTCGAATCGACGACGCTCGGCACGCTTGAATATATCTCTCCGGCAGAGTACGACAGCGGGACGTACAATACATCGGCGGGGTATGACGGTCTTGATATAAACGATGATCCGATCGGATCTGGCGGAACGTATTCTGGTATTCTACGATAATGACGACGTACAATTCGCAGTTGATTGAGTGGGGAGATGCAGGTCAAGTTTGGCCGACGGGGTACAGCTATCAGAAGGATGTGCCGCCGGTTGATGCGTACGACAACTTCGGAATGTCGAATCTGATTGACGATGTGCTACACCTCGTCGATCTCACGAACGGGCGGCTTGATTCGTCTGTCGCAGGTTTACGGCCGAACAACCCCACGAATGGTGAGTTGCTTTGGAATACTGGTGGCTCGGAGTCAATTCTTGAAGTCTATGACGCGGACTTTGACGCGTGGAGACGTGTTGGGACGGAGGCGGAGCTTACGGCTCACACGTCCGATATGACGAATCCGCACAATGTGACGTTCACGCAGGTCGGCGCGATTGAGGATGCTGCGGGGACGGTTTCCGTTTCTCACCTTGATTTTGACCCGGCGACTCAGGCCGAACTTGATTCGCATACGGGTAACACGTCGAACCCCCACGGAGTGACTGCCGCGCAAGTCGGCTCGTACACGACCGCACAGACTGATTCAAATTTTGCTTCTGCTGGTCACAATCACGACTCGCGGTACTACACGCAGTCAGCGTCTGATTCTCGGTTTGTTAGAAAATTGGACGGTGCGAGTATTCCGAGCTACGCGTCCACAGGAGACGTTCCTTCGGGAATTACCGCTGGTGAATTGGTGTATATCGACGGCGATGGGCTGTACCTTGAGGATGGAAACTGATGGTTTTGAATAAAATTTCGACGTTTCAGGAGGTAAAGGATTGGGTGAACGCAAACGCGATTATTTCTTCTCCTATCTATGGAGACGGATCTGACGGTGATCTCAATTTCACGGCTGACGGTACCCTCTCGGGCCTACACTTTGTCAAATCCTTCAACGTTGACGCGGGCGTAACGGTCACGCTCACCGGGCCGACGATGATCTATTGCCAGCGCACAGCAAACATCGATGGCACGATTAATGGTACGTCTCAAGGAGGTTCCGGTGGATTTGGTGGTTCCGGTGGTCGAGCAGGTCACTACAGTACAGACCCGGAAGGTGGAGATCCCGGAACTGACGGTCAAACTGCTCGATACATTCCCGGTGGTCCCGGTGGAAACGGAGGCGGGGGTGGCGAAGGTGGTGGCAGCGGTGGAAGTGGGGGAACAGCTACCGCAACAGAGGCCGCTGCTGTAGACGATTTCCGTCTTTTCCCAAGCACCGAATTTGACAACTTCCGCACTCTCATTGCGAGTTTCATAACAGGTGCCGGTGGCGGTGGCGGCGGGGGTGGTGGTGGTGGCGACCACGCGAGCGGAAATACCGGATACGAAGGGGGTAGGGGAGGAGACGGCGGTGATGGTGGAGATGGCGGTGAAGGTATCATTATTATCGCTACCAAGTTGACCGGAAATGGATCTATCATTTCTCAAGGAACAGATGGAACGGATGGTTCTGACGGTGGAAACGGTCGGTACAGAAGTGGGTGGAACGACTACTCCGGAAACGGTGGGGGCGGGGGTGGCGGCGGTGGCGGTGCTGGCGGAATGGTTGTGACACTTGCCGGATTGTCTACTGCTAACTTGTCTGTGAACCTTTCCGGCGGCTTCGGTGGGGTAGGCGGTGTGAAAGGTACAGGTGGTCGAGGAGGAGGAGACGGCCAAGATGGTCCCGATGGGGAAGACGGTACGTACATCGACCTCTCGATCGCTGGTCTGTGATTTTTTTGCTAACTGAATTGATCGACGAACACTCTACTTGGTGCGAAAATGAATCTACCTGAGATAATTGTAATCGGTGATTTTGAGCTGCTGTTTGTCGGACTTGCGCTCGGCGCGGGGATGCCGAAGGCGGCTCGGAAGATTGTGGCGCGAAAATACGGTGTGGGTGGCGGGGAATCTGTGAAGTCGGATGAGCAGCGCAAATAGCACCATTGTTCACGAATTGCCACGCCTCAGATTGCGTCGTGTTGGCGCTTTGGTCGGGTCCGAATGGTTTTGGTCGTACCTTGGTTTGCCATCAGAAAGCTCTGAGAGGCGCGAGGTTTGGATATGAGAAATGGCGTATTTTGGGGAATTGAGGCTCCTAATCTTTGATTATGAAACGAAATAGTCGGTGTCCGAATTGTGGGAGTCAAGTGACGGTGACGAGTCGCGGGTGGGTGTGTCGAAGCTGTGGGTCAGTACGATTTGGGAGGTAGATGCGACAAGCCAAACCGATGAGGAGGAGAGGTTGCTTCGTAGGTCCACGGGTGAATCAACCAGTAAAAATATTGTTTAGTTTACAGTCAAGCTTGGATCAATCATTCAGTTCTACACGGCTCACAGCCCCATTAGGCAGTTGGTTTTGGCCCTCTTCCCTCAGCGATCGGCCGTATTCCGTATCAAGTTGCTTCACGTACTCAATTTCCTCTTCACTCAAATCGAACATCGGGCCGAATAATTCATCGACCTGATCCACTAGGGGCTTCAACTCAGCCACACCTTGGATCTCTCCACTGACGTTGATCTCCGGGTGGAAACGTTCCTCGATACCTGTCCAAAGCTCACCAGCTAATTTCTCAATCTTTTCTTCATTCTCCCTCAGAGCTTCCATATTCGGGAACGGGAATGAGCGAACAAGCTTCCAAGAAACGTGCTGCTGATCACCATAGGTCATCCAGTGATTATAAAACAGGGATGACTGCATCAACAAGAACGTCGTATACCGTTCCAGTTCAGAATTGAAATGCATCGGCTTGGTCTCTCTCGACCTGTCTTCCTCACTCCAAAGACTCTCCAACAGTGGGTTAATCCAGTACCGAGCACCTTCTTTCCTCCAAACTTTGTGCTCCGTCTTTTCATCCACTTCCTTATCACGGATCGTGGTACCAGAGGCGTCGGATAACTTCTCTAATATGTTTCGAGCAATCTCCGTCCCTACTTTGGGCATCGACTTATCACTGCTTTCACCGATTGAACCGCCGCCAATGGTCTCACCGAGAACAAGGTCATCAGTCCGGTAGTAATCGATGTTCTCCAGTCTCTGCTTTCGGTCCTCATCACTGAACAGAATAAACCGACTAGTCTGAATGTCATCATCCGGCTCTTCAGATTTCTGACCTGTGATGACCGCTGCAAGAGCCTCTGAACCTGCAAATATGTACGACGGCCGCCAGCCGAAGCAGGCTATCCGCGTATCTGTCAACTTCTTATTCAAGACATCGCGGCTAACGTACGCCTTGCTGTCGTAAATAAGCCGAAGCGTGATTACGTTCCCGAAGACGCCACCATCACCGAGTAACTGCAACTGCCGTTCCAAGAATTGAGCGGCTATATCCCGAATATTTCCCGTCCGGTAACCGGCAGTGAACCGTCGTTCGATCCCGGTAACAAGGTCTCCGTACGGTGGGTTGCCGACAACGATATCGAAATCAACAGAGTACTCTGTACCGTCCTTAACGACTGCTTCAGGGAATTCCACAATCCAGTGGAAAGCTTCGTGAGAAAGTTCACCATACTCCTGCAACTCTTCCAAGTCATACGCTGTCGGCCGACGTTCCAACTCCAATTTGAATCCGTCCTCAATCAAAGACCGGAGCTCACCCATTTTCCCCCGGAGATCTTCTCCATCCAATCTTCCGCTTTTTTTGTACGCTGTGAAACCAATACTCTCCAATTTGTCACCGTCTCTATCTGAAAGATTTTCACCATCTTTACGTCGAGCTCGGGCAGCGTCTACAACCGGATAAAGAGAATCCAAATTCGCAGTCAAGTTATCGAATTTTCCGGTGGTTTCCACTTCATCCTCAAAATAGTGGTTAAGGTTCTCAGCGTAGAACTGACGGATTTCAGGTCGGAGATCATCAATTCGCGTGTCCAATTCTCGTCGATTGATTTGTCCCTCTCTATACTTATCACGGACATTTTGAATTCCGCTTAAATCAACATCGAAAGCCTGTAACATCGACTGACCGCTGCTAATAGCCGGAAGGCCAACTAGGGAGTTCCCCGGCACGATGTTCACGTCGATATTTGGTAATCGACCGAACTCCTCTCTCCAACCTTCCTCTACCATTTTAAGCCAGACACGGAGCTTCGCAATTTCAATCGCGATTGGATTCACGTCCACTCCGTAGATCGTGTTCAAAACTAGGTCTTTCTTCGCTGAATACACGTCTTTTTCATCCAAATTGTCGCCTTTCATACCTCTTAGCAACGACATCCTGACACGGTGGATTTCGTCCAAGACAGCAGTGAGGAAGTGACCTGATCCGCAGGCAGGGTCAACGATTTTCAGTTTACCCAACCGATCGTACGCCTCTTCAAGTGCTTCTGGATCTGTAAAGTATCCTTGACGTTGCTCAATTTCCCGAAGCATCTCTCCGAGATCGTAGTCACCGACAAGCTCTCGGGCCTGACCCTCATCCATATTTGAGGCTGAAGCAACACGGCTGCTGTACGTATCGACGAGAATTTCGTAGATTTTTGGATCAACCGATTGCTCGGTGATCAACCTGATAACATCGCTTGGGGTGTAATATGCGCCCTCTTTTTTTTGCGATTGTCCACCGCTAATATGGTTAATCGTCATCTCGAAGACGTTCCCGAGGACGGACGGATCTAAAGTGTGGTTCCCGTTATTTTCGCTTAGCTCGTGACCTTCCACTAAGTCTTGAACAACAGTTTCCAGCATCCGGTCATCAACATCATATCCTCGTTCTTCCTTTTCAGGTGCGAACAGGCTTCCATTCAAATATGGAACTTCGTCAAACCAGCCACCACGATGCTTGGAGATTCGGTCGTCTTCTTCGGTATTGAACAGACTGAAGAACAGTGGTTCTAGCTGTGATTTGTATAAGCCCCCTCCAAACCGGTCTACCTTCTCTTGAGCGTCTTGGAAGTTGTTCACACGTTTGTTGAGAAAGCTATCAGGTATGACATCTCCTTCTAGGAACTTGACAAAGAGTAGTCTGTTCACTAGTTTGATAGCGAATTTTCTTTTGTCCGTTTCAGTTGCACCTTCAGGAGCTTGGATGTCGTCAAGAAGCGTTGTATCATAACTGTAGCTACCGGAACCTTCACCGAACAGAAGTTCAACGTAGAGATCATAGAACTCCTCAATTCCGGCTTTCTTTTTCGACCGGATGATTCTCGGCGCTTCCTGTGTCAGAAGTGTGTTGAAATCTTCCCGGTTGAATGTCTCGTAGAATAACTCCGCTTTTGCTTCTATGTCAACTTCGGAAACTCCAGATTGAGCTATGTAATTTTTCTCATTGGCAATATGAAGGAGTTCCTGACGGAAATTGATTGGTGTTGGATCAACAGCTGTGTAGTCCAAGTAGTCACCTCCGAGTTCGATCCGGAGCACGGTCCAGATAATGCCGTCTGTGGCAATACCGTACTCCGCTCCTTGTGACGCCGCCCGGTTGTTCAGGTACTGTTCGATGTCGTCTTCTGCTTCATCTGACCCGTTTAGCGACTTGTCCTCACCTATTACCTTTACGTCGAGATTGGTTATACCGAAGTCGGGATAGCCTTGTCCTCCACCGTGGATCTCTGGCTCCCATTCTAGGTCTACTGCGTCGATAAGTGGGCGGATCAGGTGGTGTCGAATCCACGGTTCTGGCTGACTTCCGAGCTCTGCTGTAACTGGTCTGTAATCTCCCCTCAGAGTTTGTTCTAGTTTCTGAGGTTCAAGCTTCTCGTTGAGATCGTCGACGAAATCTTCTAGGATAGAACATATTTTATCTGAACGCGACAT